CTGTTGTTCCTTGAACACCCTGAGAACCAGTGGCACCTGTGGTTCCTTGAACACCCTGAGAACCAGTGGCACCAGTTGTTCCTTGTAGACCAGTAGCACCTGTAGTTCCTTGTAGACCAGTAGCACCTGTAGTTCCCGTTGCACCTGTTGCACCTATTGGTCCCGGAGAACCGATACCCGGAATTCCTTCTGGACCTGTTGCTCCTGTTGGACCAGTTGCACCGGTAGCACCTGTTGTTCCTTGAACACCCTGAGAACCAGTGGCACCAGTTGTTCCTTGAACACCTTGAGATCCTGTAGCACCGGTAGATCCCCTATCTCCAGTTCTACTAAATAATAAAACATATTCAGAACTATTAGTTGGCTGTGTATTACCAGAAATATGACTTACTGTTAAATCTACATAACTATTTATTGAATCGTCAGATAATGCTGTTATAGCAAATATATTAACAAAACTAGAAGTACTAGAAGAATTTAAAACAGTTAAATATCCCTTTATTGTTGAATTTGAGTCATCCCAAGTATTTAAATAAGTTGATATATCAATTAAATCTATAGTTTGATAAGAGACGGTAATTGTTGTTGTGGTTGAAGGACTGCTATTGTTATATGTGAAATTACCATTACCAAATAAACTTGTTGTAAATTGATATTTTGGACCACCTAATTTACCTTGAATGCCAGTAGCACCAGTGGTTCCTTGAATACCAGTAGCACCTGTTGTTCCTTGAACACCTTGAGATCCTGTAGCACCTGTGGTTCCTTGAACACCTTGAGATCCTGTAGCACCTGTGGTTCCTTGAACACCCTGAGAACCTGTAGCACCTGTGGTTCCTTGAAGACCTTGAGATCCTGTAGCACCTGTGGTTCCTTGAAGACCAGTAGCACCTGTAGTTCCCGTTGCACCTGTTGCACCAGTAGTTCCACGAACACCAGTTGCACCAGTTGCACCTATGGGTCCGGGAGAACCAATACCCGGAATTCCTTCTGGACCTGTTGCTCCTGTTGGACCAGTTGCACCGGTAGCACCTGTTGTTCCTTGAACACCTTGAGATCCTGTAGCACCTGTGGTTCCTTGAAGACCTGTTGCACCTGTAGTTCCCGTTGCACCAGTTGCACCTATGGGTCCCGGAGAACCAATACCCGGAATTCCTTCTGGACCTGTTGCTCCTGTTGGACCAGTTGCACCGGTAGCACCTGTTGTTCCTTGAACACCCTGAGAACCAGTGGCACCTGTGGTTCCTTGAACACCTTGAGATCCTGTAGCACCTGTTGTTCCTTGAACACCCTGAGAACCAGTGGCACCTGTGGTTCCTTGAACACCTTGAGATCCTGTTGCGCCAGTAGCGCCTTGATTTCCAGTTAATCCTGTTGCTCCTGTAGTTCCTTGAGATCCTTGTGCTCCTTTAGTTCCCGTGGCTCCTGTACTTCCTTGTATACCTGTTGCACCGGTTGCTCCTGTTGAACCTCTGACACCAGTAGACCCAGTAGCACCTAATCCTGTTGCACCTGTGGCACCAATAGGTCCACCTGATGGTCCTGTTGCACCCGTAGGACCAGTCGCTCCAGTTGCCCCATTTGATCCCTTTTCTCCTTGTGGACCAACTCCCATAATTTGTACCCACTGCTCACTATCAACAAATCCAACAGTGTCAAGTTCTATAAGATACAAATACAAAATACCACTATTCGTATCTAACCACAAGTCTCCGTCATTATTGTTTATTGTGGGTGGTGTAATATCTGCTGTAAATTTTATTCCTCCAGGACCAACAACAGGCAAAGTTGTTGATCCTGATGCACCAGAAGCACCCAAACCAATTAATATTGGAACACCATCTTTTCCACCAATATAAATGCTTTTATTCTTAATGTCAACTCCAATTTCATTTGTTTGGAGTTGTCCTTTTTGTGGAGGACCATTTCCTATTCTGGGAACAACCGTACTCAGTCGTTCGCCTCTTTTCCATCTATCATCATAATTATGAGGTGTATCTCGCATCACAATCTCACTAATAATTTATTAGGTGACATTTGTTGAATAATAACTTTGTTTTCTTTTTTATAAACAAAATTTTCAACTGGTTGAAAAACTTTTACTATGTCATTCTTATTACTTCTAGTAAGACTTTCAGTAGTAATTGGAACATATGATGGTGGAGTTTGAACTTGTCTATAAATCCAAACTCCTCTTGAATTTTCAAGACTTGAAGAATCTATTCTTATAAACTCTGGAAGGTCTGAATCATTTCCAACTCTTTTTAATAAACAAACTCCTTTCTTATTAAAATATTTTGGTGCTGGAGTGAGTCTCCACAAATAAGTTCCATTACCTTGTAATTGTCCACCACTTATTAATAATTTTTCAAATGCTTCCCACAGAACAATTCTATCAACTTTTCCGAAATTACCAGTTAAAGATGAACATGGTCTTGTTTTATGATTTCCACTTATTCTTCTCCATTCATCCAATACTCGTTGAACATGAGAACAATATGTTACATTATATGTAGAATCAAACAGATGAAAAAATCTTGTCCCACCCAAACATAAGTGATAAATCATTTCATACCAATATGCAATTCCATTATCACTTCTCAGGAATGGTGCTCCTGGATAACTTGGAGGAGCAATCCAAGGAGTAAATCTTTGCCACAAATTTGTATCACTTCTTAAAGCAGTTCTTGTTCTTTTAACGCTATTCACTAAAAATTTAAAACATAATTCATCATAAAATTTTGAAGCGTAATAATTAGAATAAATTCCGTTTTGATAAGGATTGGTTTCTGGATAACGAACTAATTTTGAATTGCCTGCTGGTCCTTTATATTGAGTAGTGTAATATCCCGACCAATTGTATGCTTCTTCATCGTTTACAGGACTGATAACATATCCACTTCTAATACTAAATGAAGATGAAAATCCTGAGCTAGGAGGATAATTGCCACCTTCAAATATAACATTATTGAAGCCTGAGTAATAAATAGCAGATCCTGTATGTGTATCCTCTATTGGATTTTGAAAATATCTCTGTAAATTACTTCCCTGAAAATAGAACGATTCTTCATGATCTGTTGGATCTACATTGTATTGACAATACACAACGTCTTCAAATTCTGGATATTCATTAAAAACTTGAACATATGATTTATTCAAAAAATCATTAAAATGTAAATCATCTACAGCACAATTCCATGCTGGTATTACATTATGCCATATATCATATCCATTTTGAATTACATCATTTCCTTCAGGACCACAGCCGCCAGCACATCCCCATGGCCTCCAAATAGAATTCTGATCAACATAATCCATTGGATCTGTGATGTTTATAAACGGAGCAAGAATTTGTTGAGCAGTTCTTGTTTCTCCTGGATTATTTGTTATTGCTTTATAGTTTTCAATAAATTGATCAGATAAACTTAATCCACTGCTAGGATTCACATAACTTGTAAATCTTGGATCTGTTACTATAGCAGATATAACTCTAGCATCAGACATTTTTTCTGCGTATGGAACATTAGGTCTTGGATCTTCTGGATATCCATCGCCATTTGAATCCGGAAGCCAGTTGTAATTAAAAGAATTTCTTCCATTTAACCAAAAATAATCATTAGCTTCTTTATCATCTATAAAGTAACTAAAAGTTATATTTTCTTCTACACATCTATCTAAAAATGCTTTTAAAGAATTTGCAGTATCTTCTGCATTTGTTTCTAGCCATGGAGATAATAATACATCTCCATCATAAGTCATACCATCTGATGTATTCTTATAATAATTTTCATGTGCTTTTGAATAAATTGAAACATCAGGCCACCAATAATAACCATCAACTGCTCTTCTCGACTCTGGTATAGTTTGAATTTTTTCTTTAAAAAAATCAAAATCAAAGTAAGTATCTGTACCAGAATCTGAAATTCCGGGAAGTCGATGACCATTATATGAAGTATCTAAAGAGTAAATTCTTACAGTTGGTACTATTGCATTATATTCATAATCTGTTGTTCCCCATCTATATTGAGAACTAACATTTTGGCTGAACATATTCAATCCAGGCACTGTGCCAAAGAAAGCAAATGCCCAAATTTCATAATCCTCAGAAGATTGTGCAGGGGGTGGTGGAGTTGGTAATGGCATTTTTAATCCAATTAATCGACTTCAGATTGAACTACAAAACGTCCTTTTAGAATAGAAGTTATACTATTATCATCTCCTATTAAACGAATATTATAAAAGTAATAACCTCGTTTTAATGCTTGCATTGTTTCCGAATCTATTTTTACTACAAATTTACCGACAGAATCAGTATCATCTAATATTTCAATAGATCCATATTCGGTTTTATCTGTACTTAAAATATCTAAAGTTCCTTCTACTGTTATTCCTAGTTCAGAATAAACTTCAAAAATATATTCATCTGTAGTAGTAGAAGTACTTTTTACTTTAAATTGAATAATATAATCAGACAAATCTATAGAATTCATATTTACATCTAAATATTCAAATTCTAGAGAAAATGACTCTCCTCTTTCTGCAAAAATATCATATGATCCTGCTGCCATATTAAATCCTCTTTTTTCCTATATGATATTTAGGACATAATTCCCACTCAGTTTTTTCTTTATGAGAAAGTATTTTAAATTGGTTTATAGGAACCATCAGAGAGTTGGCTTTATCAGGATTTACTATTTTTAGTAATCCCCAGTCCTCTAGTAATTTTGTTATACTATTTCTTCTGCCTATATCATTTTCATCAATATCTGATGGAAGTCCATCTAAAGAAAATAATTCTTTAAAATGAACAATATAATATTTACCCTTTTTATGGAGTATGTGACAGGATTGATATAACTTTTTTTCTTTTTTGGAAGATACACCGATTCTTGTTAGTGTTTCTTTTATTTTTAAGAAGTCATCTGATTTATTTAAACTGACCTCTAAAAGGTCATCTACGGTTATTTTTTGCTTTTCCATAATATTTTCCATATAATATAGTTACTATACTATATTTATAAAAATATTATGTTTGAGCACCCCCCTCAGACATCTCCTCCCGAATACAGGAAATATCCTTGTCCGATAGAATTTTCAAGGCTTCAATGGCTTTCTTTTTAGAAAAATTAAAATATTTTTGAATTAGTTCAATATCTTCATTTTTAGTCTTTTTTAGCCACTTTGTGTATCTTTTACGAGAACGCAAAGAATTATGATAGTAATTATGCTGCATTCGTTTTGAAATGAATGGTCGAAGATTCATTTCATTTGAATGCATAATAGTATCCGGATAATATGAAAATGCTTTATTAACTAAAAATGAATGATATTCTTTCTCCATTTCTGGATCGTTCTCTTCAAATGTCAACTTTTTAGTTGATGACAAAGAATTTACAATATCAAATACATTCATACAAATTCACACTCAACCATCAGTTGAACTATACAAGCAACAAGATTGATTTCCTGATCAGCAACAAATGCAGATTTATATTGATAGTCTGCAATTATTACGACTGCTTGTGGAATACTATTCGGGGTTAGATTACGAATTAATATATTGTAAATACTTTTGAATACGTGTGATTGATCGTTTTCAAGGTTATTAAATACCCATTTTCTAACATCCGCAAAGTTTTTACTTTTCATTGCTGAAATTAAAGAATCAGAATCAACGTCATTCTTTCCTGCAAGAATTCCATCATCTATAAAGCCATTACTCGTAATTGAATATTTTTGGAGATAATTGAGTAATGCCCTAAAGTCTGTCCCGTAAATCGGAAACAATCTCATCAAAATGGTCTTCTTGCATTCAATTTCTTCACTTGGCAATATATGATCGCAAAGTCGATCATAAAATGCCTTACACATCTCTGACTTTTCTGCATTATTGAATCTAAAGTTAATTTTTGTGCATCTAGAATGCAAAGGATCAATAACCTTGTTTTCATAATTACAAGTAAGTATGAATCTGCAATTATTAGCAAATTCCTCCATAAATCCTCTTAATGCAGGCTGCATACTTTGTGGGTTGGAGTAATCAAACTCATCAAGAATAACTACTTTTAATCCACCTGATAAAGAAATACTACTTGCAAAATTACGAATTTTTGTACGAAGAGTGTCAATATTTCCATCTTCAGAGCAATTGATCATCATGTAATCGCAGCCCATATCTTCACAAAGTGCTTTTGCTACACTTGTCTTTCCGCATCCCGGAGGACCAGAAAGTAGAAGATTTGGTAGATTATTGGATGCTACAATCTCAAGAAATGTCTTCTTAATATTATTAGGAAGAACACATTCTTCAACCGTCTTCGGACGATATTTCTCAGTCCAAAGATAACCTGTTGTTTTTAACATATTCAAGCCTTATAAGTAGAATCGCTCTCTAGGGCAATCCAGTATACAAAATCCTTGGAGGAAGATGTATTTGTGAATCTGGATACGACTTTCTGACAAACATCGACTTTATAATCGCCAGGATACAACTTAAGATTCTCCATCTTCAAGTACATTTCAAATTCTGAATTTGTTTCTTCATTCACATCAATGCAGAAATTGTTTGAAGTTGAGTCTGTCTTATCCTCTGCAACAAGCATGATCTTTCCGTCAACAGAACGAATGCAGACATCCGGTAGTTGTAGGACTGATGCTGCCTTGTACATTTCAGAAATTTGTTTTCCTGTAATGTTGAATGAAAATGCAACTTCTGGCATGTTGATCTTTTTTGCTGATGTAGTCAGCAATTTTGGCTCAGAATAAAAATACTTCACAGATGAATTGTTTGAGCCAAAAATTGTAACAAACTTATCTGAAAACTCAAACTCTGGATCAGTAAATAAAGAAATAGTACCAAGAAACTTATTTAAATCCCAAATACCGAAACGAGTTTCAAACTCCTCATCAATTTCCGCCTCCACAAGAATACTTTTAGTTGCAGAGATTGTTGTAATTCTATTACCGGGCTCTATCAAAATATTTGAATTAATAGTTGAAAAGTTCTTTAGGATATCGAATGTTCTTTTTGTAATTTTCATAGTTGTATTTGTCATAATATTTCTCATTTAGAATTTTCTTTAATTTCACTTACGCCTATAGTCATCTCAATAAACAATTTTCTTGGATTTTCTGATACTCCTGTCTGTGATTCAACATAATTAACAAATCCTGGCATTTTCAAAGGACAAGTTACTTTTGGATAATCAAGTTTTGAATATTTTTCAGAACCATCTGGATTTTTACCATTTACAAGTTGTGTGTGTGCTTTATCTCCACATCCACATGCCCCGCAATAGAAAGAACCCGGAAATTTCTCACTATCTTTTCTTTCAGAGCATGGAGGTAGATTTTTAGTTGAATCTCCATGGCAACTCATTTTTCTGAGTTCAAGAGTTTTAGACTCTGCTTTTTTATTTGTAATACCTTTAGAAGCGATAGCTCTTCCAAAAGAAACTGCCTTGTTTACTAAATTTTGCTTTTTTTGATCTATCTTTTCGTCGCTCATTATTCAATCCTCATCTTCATCTAGATAGTCATCATAATAATCATCTTCTGGAATATAACCGTCTGCTATTCCTCTCAAAATTTCTTGTTCATTTCCTCTTTGCTTCTTTCCCTTTCTACAATTTTTTCTAACTCTTTTTGCATCTCTTCTGTCATCAGATGCATCATATCGATAATCTTTATTGCTCATAGCAAATCATTCATCCTTTCAACGATCAAATTTGGAAATGCAGTATTGATAACATCAATATTTAAATTGGGATTAATATAAGATTTAGTTAGAATTTTTTCTAAAATTGCAGATTCAGCAGAATTTATACTCTCTAGAATAATTTTTAATTTTCTATTTCTTTTCTTTTCATCTGTTATGAGTCTATTTGTTTTAAAGAAATAAGGCAATCTATCTGCTTCTCTAAAGAGAGAACTATAAGAATAACCTATAGGAGAATCATCTGGCTCATATTCTGGGATGGAAGAAGATGTATAGATTGGCTCTATAGAGGGATCATAATTTGCCCTAAGACAAATTTGTAGTGCTGGGGTTGTATTTCTTGTAAGAATATCTACAACTTCTTTGTCAGATTTTGCTTCAGAGATCAAACTTAGTATTTCTGGTATAGTTTTATTCATTTCAAAATTCCTGTATGTTTTCAATCAAATTTTTCATCTTATGCTGTACAAAGTAATCAAAAATTTTACTCCTAGATCCTACAGGAGGAATCATGTATTCCTTCATGATATTCTTTTCATACTCCTCTGGTATATAGGTTAGATCGACCAATTTTTGATTTCTTTCCCAATTTTGAGTATATTCTGTTGGAAATGATCTTGAAGTTGACCACGCATCCAACTTTTTAGCAGAGAGTGGCTTCTGTCGTTTTCCGTCTACAGCAAAAGTGTCGTCATCAGACAAAATATTAGGAATTCCATCAACAGAATCTCCCCTAACAATATGTTCAAAAAGAGAAACTTCTGGATCTTTACAAGAAACAATACTCTTCTGTGAAGGGCTATAAATTTTAACATTCGGATATCTATACAGTTGAACAAAGTCCTTATCACTAGAAACAATCATAATTTTTTCTGTTTCATGATAATGCTTTGTGAGAATTGCAATAATATCATCTGCTTCACATCGTTCAACACGAATGCTTTTATAGGGAAAAATCTCTGCAACTTCATTACGAATTTGAGACATCACTTCAAAGATTCTATCCCAATCAAAGTCTTTTGATCTATTCTTCTTGCGATTAATTTTATATTGTGGAAAAATGTCCTTACGCCAAGAATTACCAGCATCTTGACAAATTACAAGTTCGCCATACTCTTTACCGTACATATTTTTATACATTCGGTATGTGTTCAGTGTAGTGTGGCGAATAATATCCTCATTAATCTCTTGTGGAGATCGATAATGAACAAAAATGCTTGAAAGAATAATTTGAGTATTGTCAAGTAAAATCATGAGTGAATTGCCTGAATTATAATTACGTGCTCGTTGAATCTTCCATTGGGAAGAGACTCTTTGGTTGAGATGTCCTTAAAAGTATTATTAACTGCCCTTGCTCCACCCAAGAATTTATTAAAATCAAAAGATTCTGGCTTTCTGATCTTCTTAGTGGAAGAATTCTTTTCGTCATAACCAATCAATGTGCAACCCTTTACTGAAAATCCATCAACAAGACTTGATTTTTCATAAACTGTAAGTTTATTGTATTTTGTATTAAACACAACCAACTTACTAGCGCCAATTATATCACGTGGATCTATAGAAGTCAATTTTCTATTTCCAATAGAATATTCCTTAAGATACTTCAATTTTGCAACTTGTTTGTCTGGTGACTTCTTTTTCTTTGCTCTTGGCTTTCTAACTGCTTTTGTAATCTTGGAATTTTCATCAAAAATATTAACTAGATTACGAAAAAATTCTCCATATCTACGCAACTTTGGCATAGAAAGAAAACAATATCCTTCCCTCATAATTTCATCACCATCGATTGCAGATTGAATCTGATCGATCTTTGGTCTATACCAATCCGCAATCATTTTTGATTGTTGTGATTTCACATCTTTTTCCCGAATCCATTCTGAAAGATCTTTCAACTTTTCTGGATTAGAGGAAATTAGATTGTCCAAATAACAATCTACATATCTTTCAAGTTCAGAAATATACTCTTTAACTTGATTTACAATTCTATCTTGAACTGTTATCTTTTGCTTTATATCATTGTCTACCTCTTTAATCTTCTTTCGTTGAAGAATTGGTAGAAGATTATCTGTGACAAATTTTGTCAAATTGTCTGTTAGAGGAAATCCTCTATTTGAAATTCGACAAAGACCACCAACTATACTAAATTCAAAAGCAGTGTATTGTTCATTTTCCAACTTTTCAATTTGTTCTTTTGAGTACGAATTTTTCTTTGCATACTCTATAGAATACTTCTTCAAATCTTTCTTTGAAGAATTGTTTCTATACCAATTTAGAGCAGAATTAATTGCTGTTTCTCTGGCTGCAGCATCTGGGTAATCTGCTACGGTTAAAAGTGGCTCTCTACCATAAATTGCCACATATGCATTTTCACCTTTAGGGACTGTTAGGTATCGCTTTGCCATGATGTATATTGTAGTCTTTATAGTTTTCTTGTCAAGTTAGTTTAGTAAAATTATTTTTCTTTACAAATGTTATATGATCTACAAATTTGTCTTGTAATATTTCTTTTGATTTATGGGAAATTACAAATACATTTGTATTCTTACCTAGATTCTTCAAAATATTTAGGAAATATTCTGTGGCAGTATCATCTAGACTGCCATCTAATACTTCATCAAATATAAGAAGATTACAATTTAATGAATTTTTCTGTTGCGCAACTGCTCTCCAGGCAAAAAGAAGAGATAGATCTATTCTTCTTTTTTCTCCTTCACTGAAGCTATCATAGGTAAATATATCTCTATGTCTACTTTTAATTGTTTCAGTAAATGTCTCATCTAATTCAAATTTGACAAAGAAATCCATACTAGAAAGATATTTATTAATAGTTTTATTCATAATTGGCAAATAATATTTAATAATTTTGCTCTTAATACCAGTATCTTTCATGAGAAAACTAGCATATGCCAAATATTGAACGTCTTCCTCTATATTTTTTCTTCTTTGGTGTTGTTCACTGATTGAAAGATCAAGTTCCTCTAATTTAGACCTTTCTTCCTCAATATCTTCAATTTGAAGGTCACTAATTTGTTTTTGCATTTTTGTAATATATTGATTACAAGCAGAAATATTATTGTTATTATCTCTTATTTGTTTTTCCAAGGACATCAGTTCAACATAGAGTTTATCATCTTGCTCTTTAATGCCTTTCATTTTTACAATAATTTTTTCTATCTTAGTTATGCTTTTTCTAGAGGTTTCAATTGTATTATTCAATTCTGTTATAATACTATTCTTGTGCTCCTCACATAAATTTTGTTTGCACAGAGTACAACTATTATTACTCTCATAAAATTTTATTTCTTTTTTTGCTGCAGTTATAGTATCGTCTTCTTTATCCATAGCCTTAAATGCTTCAGTTATATTAACTTTATCTAGTGCATCTCTTTTAACCTGGATATTATTCATCTTATCTCTAAGAGAATTATTTTCAATTTCACATTGTTTAATGATGTTTTGATTTTCTTCTATTTCTTTTTGATAAGTTTGAGTAGATTGTTTTGCCTTATCTTCAAGGACTTGAATCTGCCTCTGTTGTGCTTTCTTTCTCTCATTTATCAAAGCCAGATTATGATCAACATCTTTCAGTTCTTCTTTGCAAGTAGCCAACTTTGTTTTTAAAACTGAATTCATGTTTGAAAAAATATTAATATCAAGAAGTTCTTCTACAAGTTCTCTTCTTTCTGCTGCAGTTAGACGCATGAATGGAACATAATTTGTGCTTCCCAGAATAACTACTTGACAGAAAGACTTGTAGTTCATCTTCAGAATTGTTTCTTCAAACATTCTTTGATAATCTTTTGATTTTGATTCTTGATCTATAAGTTCATCATTTCGATAAATCTCAAACAATTTTGGTTTGAGTCCTCTTCTGACTTTATATGAAAAAGAACCAATAGAAAATTCTATTTCAACAACACAATCTTTTTGATTTATAGAGTTAACTACTTGATCAATATTTACATTTCTATATGGTTTACCAAATAGAACAAATGCAAGAGCATCTAGTAACGTTGTCTTGCCTGCTCCATTTTCTCCACTTATTAAGGTGGTTTTCTTTTTGTCCAAGGATAATTCTATAAAATTATTACCAGTAGATAGAAAGTTTTTCCATCTAATCTTTTCAAATGTAATCATAATATATTATTTGTGAAATAGTTGTTTTCTTTTTCTTAAAGATACTTTACGAAGTCTACTAGCACTTGATTTTTTGGCTCTTGCTTTTCTTGCTGCTATCTTAGCTCTTCTTTTCATCCTATTTAGTTCTGATGCTTTTCTTTGAACGCATCTTCTTCCTATTTTTTTCTCACCTGGTTTGCATTTAAAAATAACTTTTCTTTGTCCTTTTCTGACTACTAAAGTTCTTTTTGCAACACCTTCAGAAAGTTCGTGAATATTGTCTGTATGAAATAAATCAAATTCTAAAAATGTTTCAGTTAATTCTTCTAAATTTCCGTCTATTACTATAATATTATCTTGAACCTGATTATATTCATAAGCGTCAAATTCAAGAATTTGTTTAATTTCTTCTGCTACAATGTTGTCAAATGATATCATAGACGTATATTCGTCTACGTCTATAATAGATAATTGCCCGGTAAAATCAATTTTAAATGGATTGTAAAATAGCATTCATATCCTCTTTAGGAGTATTTATTAATTCTGATACTCCTCTAGTATACCATTCTGGGGCATTTTGACCCTTATTCCATTTAGCAAACCTTGATTTTTCATGAATATAATAATTTCTATATGCGGTAATAGCACATTCATTCTTGTACTTATCTGGCATTGCTTGAGCAAATTTTGTTAAAAACATATCCCTATTAATTGATCTTGGTGGGTTCGTAAGATGAACAGACAACAGTTCATGCATGGAATGTGTTTTTCCGTATCTGCATGTATATGCCTCACAAAGACCAACACCATGTACGGCAAGCCAATGATAGTTTTCGTTACATATCATTGCCCATTTTGTGCATGGATGATTTACCATTGTTGGCAAACATAGATATTGTTCCATAAAAATATCATCCAGACGCCAGTATTTGAGTTTTCTATTATTTTTTGAAAGTCGTTGACATTCCACTCCATCGAGAACACGATGGGCCGTGGAAAGCATTTGTGCCGTTTCGACAATCATTTTTACCACATGTTTATCACACAGACTGTGTGCTGCTTCGACAGGATCTTCGGAAACCACAAAAATATTCATTGATTTACACTTTCCAGATAAAGGTCATGAACGATTTTCTTAAGTTTATCTTTATTTTGAACTTCTTCCAATTTATCAATTTCATCATTGATGATTGTAAGAGTATCCTTAGTTGTATCGACTAAACTTTCTTTGTCAAGTTCCATTGCATTATTTTCTTCCATTATTGTCACAGATGTTGTTGGAAGAGAATATAAATTATCCAAAAACTTTTCAAACATGGAAGGTTTTGTTTTATTATCCACAAAAAGTTTAATATATCCATCCTTATATGGAGTAAAATCAATTTTATTCATATCGGTATTTCGATCATCATATCGAATGCTATGAAAGATTTTATATGGATTTTCTATGAATTCAAGTTCTCTTGTAGAACAATCTAGTACGTGAAATCCCTTTCTTTCATTTGTTTCTGCTATCGTCATCTGGTATGGCGTCCCGAGATATTTAATATTTCCATCCTCATGACGACAATGAAAATGACCAGAAAGAACCATTTCATATCTCTTGAAAAGAGATGCATCAATTCCTTCTTCTGATTTTACACCACGAAGAACTTGATACCCCTTCAATTCAAGGTGACCAAGCAAAATATCTGCCTTGGCTTTTTGAATAAATTTTAGGGATTCTTCCTCATTCGATTTACTAATCCAAGGGAGAAAAGCCATATCAAGATTACAAATAGAAACAACTTGAGGTTTGTCATAAATTATAAGCCTATCTTTTTCAAAAAGTTCTGTCACTGAATTCAAATCATTTGTATTTCTAAAATAAGTATCATGATTACCAATAATACAATGAAGATTATACTTTCCTTCATTGAAAGGAGTAAAGAATCTCTTCTTAACTTGAGAAAGAATGTAAAAATTTACAAACTTTCTACGATCTAATAGATCACCTAGATGAATAACTTCTGTGATGTTATTTTTTTCAAGATACGGAAAAAAAATATTCTCAAAGAAATTTAAAAAATGATCTACGAAAAGAGGAGAATCATTTCGAATACCGAAATGCGTATCAGTAATCAATGCTACTTTCATCAATCCTCCATAATATCTTCTAGATTTTTCTTCTTTTTCTTTGTTCTTTTCTTTCTTTTTGGAGAAAGTTTTACATCCATTTCCTCAAGATGTTCAGCTTCATCTTCTGTAAATCCCATAGCCTTGAGTATTTCATTAAACTCTCCCTTGGTATCTAGAGATTTCAGATACTTATACTTGATATAATTTTGCTTCTTTTCCTTTGCGATCTTTCGGAGGAAAGCATAATAAATTATTTGAGTAAAATATGAGAATGGATTGCTTGATTTATCTGGATCAAAATTAGAGCAATACATCAAACAGTTTTCAATCCCATCTCCAATCATGTCTTCCTTGAAGGGATAGTTTACAAAGTTTGGTTTTTTTGCTAAATTTTGTGCAATTTCATAAAAGCACATTCCAATGTAATCTGATACAGGAGGAACTGGATCTCCTTGTTGCTGTGCCTCATTAACTTTCTTTTTCCACTCAACCATTTCTTGGAAGAACTTTTTGTTATCAATATAGTGATTTTTATTAGCTTTTGGTTTAACTATATTATTTAATTCTTCTTGAGTTAATTCTATATCTTCCAGCGAACTTTTCTTCTTTTTCTTCATTTTATACTCCTTTTGAGGTCATTATACCTCTCAAAGGAATGAATGCAATTTAAAAGTTTTAATGTGAAAAAATCTTAAAAGATTTTACTTGACATGCAAAAAATGACCTGTACAATCACTGTGTTGGAATCATCCATAGATCTATTAGAGATAGTCATTAGGATCTATAGGCCAATCAGTATATTTGTTTCCCCAAGTAGGGTCAACTTTATTTTTAGAGGAAGAAGGTGGAGCCTTTTTGCTTTTCTTTTTCTTCTTAGGTGGCTGAAGTCCTTCAATAGAATGAAGATTTTCTTGAATACCATTCATCATTTGATCTATTATTTCTGTTGGTAAATCAAATGGACCATCAAATTCTAGATTGTCAACATCTTCAAATATTTCTTTTAATGTTGAAGGACCTGGCAAATCTTGTTTTTTCTTTTCTGTGATGTAATAATTTACAATATTTTTATCTGGATTCATTATAGTTGCAATGTAATCAACAGGCAATTCAACTAAATTATCTGCAGAAAATTCATTATAATTTCTAAAAATCAATAAATCGTTATTGATTGCATTTTTTTGATCCATCAAAGATACAACTCTATAACACATCGGACGATCTATTAACACTGTTTTGTAATCAGTAATAGATTTTACATCACCAATAATAGATTCTCCCGAACGTAATTTTATGAGTTTATAGTTTTCCATTAACTCTCCTTTACTTGGACTATAATTTTTCTATGTTCAAACTTCTCTGACTCATAGATCTTGATTCTTTCCACAAAATGACGAAGAGTATGATTTTGATAGGATTTCCATGAAAGATCATCTGCAATATCGTAAAGTCTGGCTTTCTCCTTGAATTCAGACTTTCTCAATTGTCTTCCTATCGATTGCAAAACACGTATTCTGCTCTTAGAAGGAGAAGAGAATACAATATTATGTAGTCTTTTGATGGAGATACCTGTAGAGAATGTACCATAGGATGCAATTATAATAGCATTTTCTTCTTTTTCAACAATCTTTCGAATTTTTTCTCTATCGTCTACGTCAGTACCACCGTGGACAAAGAATACTTTTTTATCCTTGTCTTTCATCATTTCATATAATACTTTACCATGTTTTTCTACAAATTGAAATAATACAAGCGTATTACCTTTTAATGATAATGCAAGTTTTGTTATAAACTGATTTCTTTTTTGATTTATTACAAGCCATTCTATTTCTTCAGAATATTTTAAACGTTTCATTGTATTACAAATTTCTGCAGGATATTTTAATACAATACAATCAATTGATAAATTAGAAAGAACCTTTTGGTCTATGAGTTCTTTTGTGGATGTAACTTTTTTGACCTTACCAAACAGTCCTTCAATTACTAGTTTATGTGTAAAAGAACCATCTAGAGTTCCCGTTGTTCCAATTCTGTATGGACAATTTTTAAGTTTTGTTAAAATAGCGGTCAAAGATTTACTTTTAAATAAGTGACATTCATCTCCAAATACACATTCAAATTGTTCAAAATATGAATTTGGTAATTTGTAAATACTTTGCCAAGTAGAGATAGTAATTCTTTTATTAGAATTTTTTTCTTCTCCGCCAAATATCTTGTGAACAAAATTTCTAGGTTTCCATTCTGTCTTTCCAGCATAATCTGCGAAGTCAGAATACATTTGCGAAACTAATGAAATAGTTGGAACAATAATAAGTATCTTCTTATCTTTTGGTATTAAATTTAAAATATAACGACAAAGAGTATAAATTATCAAGCTTTTACCAGAACCTGTAGGAGATAAAAGTAATGCACGTTTTTCTTTGAGAGCGTGATATATTGCCTCTTTTTGATAATCGTATGGTTGTACTGGTTTTCCTGATATTGTTATATTTAAATGGTCTATAAATTTATTTAAGTCTACTGGCACATCAACAGAATCTTTTACATTGTTCTCATAAGTATAAGATCTATCTTTTGCAAACTGTATAACATAGTCAACAAGACCTGCATATATTTCTTGTGTGTAGATGTTATAAAGTTTTATTTTACCATCCCAGTATTTGTTGCGAAATGCTGGCATGTATTTGTGACCTGGAACGGTAAAAGTAAAAAAATCAGAAAGTTCTTTTGCTATCGATCTTTCACATGATACTTTTATATAAACTGAGTCTTGTTGATCTATTGTTAAATCCATCATACTACGCCATTTATGAATTTTCTCCAAGCAATAGCATCTCTTATATGAAATTGACGATTGGAGATTGTTTTTAGAATTGATTCTAAATAATCCACTTTTTCTTCAACTAAAAATATTTTAGAATCTAATTCCTGTAGATCTTTGTCAGATTCAAGATAAAGATCTACATCTTGTCTCAGAATCTTATGATCGAATGCTTCCCATTTGTTTGCATCTAGATCTTCTTTTGAAATTCTTCCTGTATAGTATTCCCACTTCAATTTAAAAAGATTTGCTTTGTTCTTTTTAAGAATGTGCAGATTTCTCTTTTCGTTATGATAAAAATTAAGATACTTTCCGTGAAGTTGTGGAATTCTCAGTGATTCAATATCCAGTTTAATTTCATCAAACTTCAAATCTTGCTCTAGCATTTCACGATATGTTTCAATATTCATAATATAAATTAGTTAAAGTTTAAGATACAGACTCCAAGGACTTATCTATGTATTCTACCACATAACCACTGTAAGCGAAAGAGGCTTGAGATAAAACTGGATTAATATCAGAGACAGTAGTTGTAAGAGTTAATTCTGCAAGATCGGTAGGAAAGCAGTTTATAAAATCTACTTTTATAAATGGTTTTGAAACACTGTTTAGCAAAATTAAAGTGGCATCAGAGAATGCCTCTTTATATTCTGTATAACCACTAAAATCTCTATTTGCAGGTATTTTTGTAATCCAATTAAATATTTCTAACCAATTTTTCATGTCTTCTGAAACTGGAAAAGAAACATCAAATGAACCATATTGTATTTTTGTTCCGGGGACACGAATTGGTGTGGCAAACATGGAGGGTTGCACAGTATTTCCAAATGATATTTCCGGTATCTTTATGGATTGACAAAAATAAACAACATTTGGTATTCTATGAAATACCAAACGAAATTCATTTGCCTGCAAAAAGTTTGTGTTCTTTTTTGCTAGAATAGCACTTTCTAAAATTCTTTGACTAAATGGAACCATAATATCTCCCAGAATATTTAGGAAAAGAAAAAGGGAGAGGTTTTTAACCCTCTCCCTTGAATCTTAGAATTTTATATTCTATCAGCCACCGTATGATGCGTCGTTACCGTGGAGGTTATCGACTCTGAAGATGCGGTAGTAGTGATTGAGTCTACGACCGAGATTCATACCGTCTGGTGTTTGAGTAGAGTTCATTACGAATGGATTTGAAACCATTCCGTAACGAGTCTTGAAACCAATCTTGGGTTGGAATGAACCAGGATCGATTGCACGGACCATTTGTAGAGGTACGTATGGGCAATAGAAGATACCTGCATCGTATGGGCTTGTACCTTTGTAACCAACGCAAACGAAGTTGATTGGTGTGTAGGTTTCAATTGATGTTGGCATTGAGTAAGGATCGATGTAGACCTTTACTTTGCCGCCTGCAATTGTACCTGCAAGGGTGTTGCCATTGACATCAGTGTTCATATCAGGACGGAATGCTGGCTCTGTGTTGAGAATTCCGCTCATTGAGAGAGCAGAAACAACGTCAGGTGAGCATACGATGAAGTTTCCACGACCACGACGTGTTTCTGCACCGATTACGTTGCATTCACGTTCGATTTGGAATTGAAGACCACGGAACTTCTCTGCTGACCAACGACCGTCAGAGTCAAGTTCTAGATCGTAGATACCGCCACCTTTGTTTGCATTCAATCCACCTGTATTTGCTGTCTTACCAGTAAGATCTGCTTGTTGGCAACCGAGACGAGCAACGTCATAGATTGTGCGAACTAGTTCACGATTGATTTCAAAAAGAATCTCTGTGCTGAGAATGTTAGCAAGTTCTGACTCAGCATCAAGACCGTGAACTGCTTTGAGGTCTTGTGCAAGTTCGACTGTGTACTCTGCTTTGAGAGCACGTGTCTTGGCTTGAACTGCTGTCTTCTCAATTGAGAAAGACATCTCGTTGAAGTTATCAGAAGTGACATTTGTACTTCCATTAACATTTTGATATTGACCAGCACCAAGACCCTCAGCGGTTGTTGTGGCTAATGGCTTGCCTGCATCAAATACGCCTGCTGAAGTGTTGGCTACGTCATTAGCAAAGAGGTCATCCATTTGACCTGCTGCTGTACCAGAAGCACCTGAGTGAGCAGTATTTGCTTCACCGAAGAATGCTTCAGTGCCAGATCTTGTACCACCGTAACGGGTCTTCATTGCGAAGATAAGACCTGTAGGACCAGTCATTGGTTGAACGCCAGCGAGATCGTATGCCATGAGATTTGGCATTGAACGACGAACCAAGCTGATTAGGATTGGATCGAATGCATCGATGCTGCTGGTTCCACCTGTTGGTTGACCTGTGCTATTAAGAGCACCGCCACCGAAAGTACCAAGGTTTCCACCGGTTACACCTTGGAAGGTTTCACGGAGGAATTGTTCTTGATTCTCAAGGAGAACTGTGGTTACTGCCTTGCGATAATTGTCTTGAATTGCAGGGAGAGCCTTGTGCTCGACAATTGGCTTCCACTTATTTTTTACTGACTCTGTTAGGGTGACGGTTTTGGGGTCCATCTTCGATTCTCCTTAATATTTTTATTACAATACTATATATAAAATGTTTTATTTTGACTATTAAAATTAACCATTAATTGATCTATTCAAAACATGTGAATACAAACTAATAGATTCATTTATTGGCTGTATTTCTTGTGTATTTGAAGTATCTTGAACTTGTTCAATTATTTTTGAAATTTTTGAACTTGTTTTTCCTGAATTTTTATTCTTTACATAACCTTCAACAATTACTTGAACTTTTTCGCGGAAATCTGATTCGTTTTCGTACTCTAGATTTTCAACTAAAGAACGAACTTTTTCAATGTCAAGATTATTTAAAGATTTTGTTTCTTCATTGAATACATTGAGTGCAGTGAGTGCATCAATGTGCTCTTTGAGTTGCATGTTCTTTTCAATTTCTTCATTGACTCTAACTTCGTAAGTCTCTAAAGAATTCATCATTTCAGCAACAAGATCTGTTTTTTCCTCTGGAACTGAAATATATGAAGATTGGAAAAGATTCTTAAGATTTCCAATGAATTCTTCTGCAATTTCTGTGCGAAGACCATTTTCAACTGTAAGAGCATTTTCTTTCATCCATTCTTCTACGACATATGAAAGATATGCATCAATTTGTTCTTCAAGAATTTCTCTTACTTGATCGACTTGTTCTACAAGTGCTTCTTGATATTGGTTTGTGAGTTCTTCAGTGATTGCTTGAAGATTTGTCATCATTGATGCTTCATAAAGATCTGTTGCTTTATTGACGAATTCTTCGGATAATTCTTCATTTCCACCGAAAAGAATCTTGATATCCTCTGACAATTTGCTCTTGTCAAGAGAAAAATCAACTGGTTTCATTTGAAGTGTTGCTTGATTTTTCATAGCATCAACAGGAACATCAGCGGAAAGTTCCATTTGGCCTTTTCCAAATGCATCTCTTGAACCTTTACCTGTTAAATCTGCATCTCCTTGGCTTACTTTACCACCAACCATTGATGGTGAAGCCATTGATGGTTTCATTGAAACTGATGCTGCATTTTTTGATGCATCCCCAGAACCAGCGGACTCTGCTTCTTCTGTTTCATAGGAATCTTCATCATCTGATTCTTCCTCTGAATCTTCTGACTCTTCCTCTGAATCTTCTTCGTAAGAATCTTCTGCTTCCTCTTCTTCACCCTCTTCTTCCTCTTCATCGCCCTCTTCTTCATCCATTTCCTCAACAAGAGTTTCTTCTTGTTTTGCGAAGAGGTGTTCCATTATTTCTTCTGCTATTTTCTTGGGATCCATTGAATTCTCCTATTTCATTATCTTAGTTATTTATAATATTTAACTTTTCAAATATGACCTAAAAATCTCTTAAATATCTCTAATTTTTGTTCTTCTAGGTTTCTTTTTGATGTTTTTTGTATTATTCTTCTGGCATTTTCAAGATCTACTTGTTTAAATGAACCATTTTCCCATACCCATTCCTTACCTTCCATGATGCCATTTACGAAGGCATTAGGGGCAGAGGGATCGGCTACAATGTCAACGGCTGCTAGCATGAAGTCTTCTTGTACCATCTGAACGCCATTTACTTCTTTTAGAGAACCCATGCCACGGCTAGAAACGCCTAGTTTTACGCCAGAATCAATAAGATTTTCTACAATTTTTCCATATGGTGTACCAAGAACTTTTGCAGTTCCAATTACATCATTTCCATTAATTTTAAGATCTGTGATAAGATGGGAAACTCTTTCCAAATTGAGTGTTGGACCTTCAGGGTGACCCAATTCTCCCATAGCACGGTTATTTTGTACATATTCTTTTAAATAACGGCCAACTTCTTTATTTAATATATTTGATTCGTAAATTCTACCATTACGATTTTTTGTATTTGCTTGCATGAAAACTCCCTCAATGCGGTAGTTTTTTCCACCAGCAGTTTCTTCTGCAAGATATTTTAAATCGTGTGTTGTTTCTGTTATTAGTTTCATTTTAAGACATTAATCCTTAATTTTTTTTGAAGAATTACATTCTTCACAGTACATCTTTTTGGCTACTTCTTTTTTCTTTTCATCAAGTGCCATTGCGGTTTTTGTTAATAAAGCGTGATTAATAGCATCTTTAGCAGCCTCATAGTTGCCGAATGCTATATTTTTTATAATATTTGAAGTGTCCATAAAAATCTCCTATATTTGTATATATAATAGTTTATTGTTTAAATTGAACCACCAAATCCCCCGCTATTTGTAGTACCATCATCGCTATATTCTTCATCTACATCACAATCTTGATATTTTTGATATAAATCATCGCAATTACATTCAAAATTGGGATTATATGAACATGCATTTTCACAATCATTTCCCGAAAGATCTCCGGGTAAGCATTTTTGAACACAATCTAGCCAGTCCAAGTAATACCATTCGCAAGGGGGAACACCACATGGCATTTCTGATGACCAATTTGGACTAATAAATTGTGAATTTAATCCACAAGCATCATTTCCAAATTCATTGCATACTGAGCAGCATTCTGGGCAACATTTTTCATTACCAGAACAAGAACCACAATCATTAAATACTGATTGACTTGATCTATTTTCTTTGCTTGTTATGTTATTAATTCCGCAACAGGAACAATCAGAAGTAGTTCCTTCTATACATTTGCTGCAGAAGGTTATTGGACATGTATGAGTTGATTTAGTATTCCCTGCGAAATATAATGGTGATGTTCTTTTATCTTTAGTTACTATTTCACAATATTCATTTCCATCATTACATGAAGAATCTCCTCTTGTAGTGCTTACCAAGCATTGACCTTCGTATATTTCAGTGTAGTACAGATTACTTGGTCTTAATGGATTAACTTCATATGCGCACTGGAATGGAGCACCCAATTGAGGATTTTCATTGCACGATGAAAGAGGAGAACCTTTGAAATTCCACACGAATTCTTGTATTCTTGTGAAATTTGCTTCCGTTATACTTTGATTATTGCAAGCAAAATTATCATTATTTTCATATTGTGCTATACATGCTTCTATAGCATATTGCTTGCAGCAATCTTCTAAAGTTCCATCACAATCATCGGGAGATAAATTATTTTCAATGCAATTTTTATAATTTAGTTCTAGACCTCTACTATTGCAGTTTTCCAAGTAGCATTCCATAAAAGTCAAGTCAAGACTCTTAATTGCCTCTTTAATTTGCAAATCAGAATTTTCATCTTCAGTTACTGAAATAGTGTTATATGCAACTAAACCTATTGGTCCTGAAATTATTTCAAAAGAACCATTCTTACTTACACAGCAATCTGCAGGGGAACATTCAGGACAAGTTTCAGAACAACCTGAATTGGGTCTGAAGTCAATTCCAACAAATAAATCATGGATTGCTCCCCCTGCAGTCGTTGTTGTTATTTCACCCGTATTTTCATTTGTCCATTGACCACCATATTTTAATGAACAAGGTCTTGCAACATCCAATACGTTTGTAACTCGGATAAATCCTTGTTCGCACTTTATTTTTGGAAAACACGGAATCGTAAATTGAGATTTTTCTGCCTTGAATGTCCCACCATCTATAAACCTATTGTTTATTTCATCATACCATAAATCTTTGAGTTGGTTAGAGGCAAAAGGATTATAAACATAAGCAGTTGGGAATCCAAATTTGGAGAACATATTCCATTCTAAAATTTGTGCAGAAGTAATACCTGTAAAATTATTATTCTCTATAGCATTTTTCCAATTACTAAATTTTGATCCATTTGGATTTGCATTAATTTCAACTCTTCCACACATTACGTTTTCGCATGGTGGAACTTCATCTCTTAGATTTTCTCTTTTCTTTTGACTTAAAAGATCATAGCAAGAATTGTAAATTTTTTCATTATCCCATATGAATGCATCAAGTGGTTGTTTTCTTTCCCACGAATACCAGTTTTCCTCTTGATTACTATCTTCCCAAGTTCCAGATTGATTCCATCTTATGACATCTCTGGAAAAAGCGTCATAAAATTCGTAAATTAAAGTATTAGAAGCAAGCCCATCTGGAGGAGGAACTTCATCAAATGAGGCATTCATTGCAATTTGTGTTTCTTCATTTTCATAAGAAAATGTTCCATATTGCAATCTTTCATATGGAACATCCTTTTTCAAAACATATTTGACTGCATCAGAAGTATTAAAACTTGTGTTGAATTCTTCTTCGCAAACACAAGGTATTTTTCCTAGAGTTCCTTGTGTACTATTATTTTTTATGCAACTTCTAGCAGTAAATGACACAAATTCATCATAACAAAAACGAGAATATGTATTAATTTCCTCTTCTGCAAGATTTGATTGGAAATCATCATTTTCTGCATTTTGAATTATATTGGAATCTGCCAATCTAAAAGTCATTTGATTTGGAGGAGTAATTTCTAGTTTATATTCAAATTCATAAGAATAATATACTTGATATTTTTTGTAAACTCCAGGAGTTTCTGTTTCTATTTTTACTCTTTGCCCTCTGCCTTTTAATTCTACTTGATTTCCAATACCAAATACAGGAGAAGTTAATTCGTAAAATCCTATAAATTCCGAGTCTTCACAACTTACTATTGTTATCCAAATTCCATCACAAGATGGTGGTAATCCTATCCAATAAGCATTTCCTGCAAGTTCATGAGTTATCAATCTATTGTAATTGTTATCAATAGAAGTATTATTTAAATCTGTTGTATCGATTTCTGGAAACAATCTTACAGAATCAATTAATTCCAATAATTCTTGCCTATCCCAATCCTCAATATAGTCTGATGTTTTCCCTTCTCTATAAAGACAAGAGCCGGTGCAACTGCAACGGCATGGTAATGTAATTCCATTATTGTCTTGACATATTGGAGGTGGACTTATTGATGGAGGTGGTTTTCTTACGCATTCAAGTTGCGTACCTTTCAATAACTTATTGCAAGGCCCAACAGGAACTCCTATGACATCACAAGTTGCTTGAAAGTTTCTATAAACAGGATCATCATGCAATTTTTTGAAGTTTGATACTGGCTGTTGGGCATAGAAGTCAGCAATTCCAATAGAACCATCTCTTTCTGTGAAAGGATAGTAAGATGGGACATAATTTATAACTTCTATTAAAAAATCTTGCATTTTTTACTGTCTAGTGATACTTGGATTTACTATGAATCTACCCTGTAATATTTTAAATATAACTTCATTCGGATGACCTACGATATCCTGTGTAAAACATATATCAATATCATAAAGATATCTTCCGTATTGAACTCTTGCCATTTTTGCTGCTTCAATTGTTATTATTATGTTTGGTTCAGTTTGTGAAGTTCCACCATCACCTAATTCTATTTTTATAGGAGATACTGTATATTCAGAATTTCCACTTAATGTATTTTCAATTGAAGTTCCGGGTGTGCCAACCAATCCAACTATCTGTCCGTCGTGTGAGTTGCGAACTTCCATTCTGGCATATGCTTTAATTTGATATGGATTGTTAGGATCATTTGTAGTGAATCTTTCCTCAAAACCAAATGGTGGTACAGGATCAATTAAATTATAAACTTTACCAAAAGTATCCATGTACTTTAGTTTTAAACGAAATGTTGCACCTTCGTCAGTTGTTATGTCATAGTAAGCTGCTGGCATCGAAAACTATTTCTCCTAATGTAGAGGAAGTTGCAGTCGCTTCTCCGGTTGGAGTTTGCTCTTGACCTTCTGCAGGGGCTCCCTGTTGTTGCTGTTGCATTTGAGCTTGTTGTTCTGCTTGCATAGCCATTTCTTGTTGTTGTCTCTCAAGTTCTTTTTGCCTATCTACTTCAATTTCGGCGTTCATTTCATCTATATCATCTTCTGTTTGACGTAGAATATTCTTTCTTACCCATCTTTCAGAGTAATATCTTCCTACAAAGTCAGCAGCATCTCTAAGCATTGCAAGACGATCTTTCATTATTTCTGCTTGTTTTGATTCTGTAAAGTATGAATCGGTCGAAAAAACAAACGTAATTTTTTGTTCTATTGCCTCCCAATCCTCTTGACTCATAACTTGTTTTGCAAGTAATTGAGTTTTGAGAATATCAAGAAAGAAATCTGAAAATTTCATTCTTAATGAATTAATAAATTTTGAGAATTTTAATTCATCTCTTGTAATTTCGGAGGATCTTCCCATATTGAAACCATTTTCGGCTTCCATACGAGTCATTGGGATATTTAATGCCCTCCATAAATTCTTTTGAAAATAAAGAACATCGCCCATCTCTCCTAGATTTTGTCCTGCAGGAAGAGTTTCAATTTGAGTACCACGACCACCTTCTCTACGTGGAAGCCAGAAATCTTCTAACATGTGCATATGTTTACGATCATCACGAACTTCTCCGGTTGCTGCATCATAAACAACTTTATTGCGGAACTTATTCATAATATCACGAAGATATTGTTCTGCTTTATTTTTTGGTAGAGAACCTACGTCTATGTAAAATACTCTTCTTTCTGGAGCACGGGATATGCGATAAATGACTGTAGCATCTTCAATCATTCTTAATTGATTGAGTGGCTTGATTGCTTTGTGAAGATAGCCTACCACACGTTTAGATTGCGCATCGTAAAGACCAGAATGGCAATATGAAATAGAATCTACCGAAATCTTCAATCCTTGAGTATCATATGCATTTGATTTTTCAAATGCAGAAAACAAATAATATTCATCGACTTGCTCTACAACTGGTACTCCAAGAACTTGATCATTCTTTCTAACTTCTCTTACTTTTTTGATGTAGATGGGATCAATTTGTCTTAATTCTTTAATTCCTTCTCTTGGATCATCTCCTAATATTTTATGAAAATATAATCTACCATCGATATACCATTTACGGAAAAGTTCTTTTCCATAACGATTAAAATTTAATAAAGTTAAAATTCTTTCAAATTCTTCAATTATAATTTGTCTTATGATAGGAGGAAGATTTGTTTTATCTAGATCTAAAGTTACATATCTTCCCGTAGCATCATCTGCAATTGCTTCATTTATAATATCATCAATTGCAAGTTCAATCTCTGCATGGAGAGACATTTCTCTATATCTTTTTATTAATTCTATATCACTACGAATTGTTCCATCAAGATCTACATAATAGCCCATCGTACCGCCTGCTGCGATAATCGATGAGCCATCATTTAGATCTTCCGGAACGAAAGATATTAAATTTTCTTTTGATTCTTTGGTAAAACTGTACCCGAATAATTTGAAAGCCATAATATAACTCCTCAGTTATATGTAGGAGTATATTACTTCTTATTATCCTATACCTGAACCAAAGCTGGAATTGCTTCCGCCAATGCTGAATCCGAAGTTCTTATTTTGGAAAGAGAAGCCACCTGAACTGGATTGTCCAAATGCTCCAGGTAGACCAAATCCTCCACCTAGACCACCTACACCACCGAATGCAGGAATTGCGCCAGCAGGAGCGCCACCACCAATTGCTCCGGGATTGGCAAGTGGATTTCCGCTGAATATTCCAACCCCATTGACTGCAGCAGAGGTATCTGTGATGAAATATGAATATGTTAATGTAACTTCAAATTCTGATATTACGTTATCATCAGCGAAACCCATTCCGACTGGGCTTATTGCTGAAGGATAAACTTCTGCTAAGAAATATGAACGAACTGGTTGATAATTACGAGCCAATTGTGTAATTGTTGCACCACCAAAAAGTTGTCTTGGATTTGTTGATGCAGAAACGTTTCCTGCATGTGAATTAAACAATTCATTCCAATATTCAAATACTTTTCTTAATTGCATGTCTTGAGTATTGATTACAGTAATTGACCATGGATCATAAAAACGGTCACCGGGATACTTAGCCATACGACCAAGATATGGTAATACAATCTCTCCTAATTGTGAGGAAGGGAGAGTGGTTGCTCTACAAAAGAACTGAAGATTTTGAAAAGCATTACCAAGGGCAGGGCAAGAAACATTTACAGAGTAAAGATTTGGTTTTGCGCCGCCGTCAAATGCCGACATGAAGGAATTGATTGATGAGTCTGCCATTTATTTCTCCTATTTTCCTCTTTTATTTATATCCTTTTTAATAAATTATCCACCAAATTCAGCAAATTGTATTCCTGTTGGTGTAGCAACAAAGTTCAACTTAATGAAATTGATGCTACGAGCAGGAGCAACAAAGATGTCAGCAACGAATTGGTTAGAATCAATTATGCTTGGAGGATTGTTGCTTTCATCGCAAACAACTGCGTATGAACTGATGCCTCTACGACCTTGTACGTCACGGAGGAATGGTTCAACTAATTGTCTGAATTGATTACGAGTGAATGCATCGTTGAATTCGAACAATTGGAACTTGGCTGCTGTTGCAATTGCCTTCTCTAGAACGATGAAGAGACGGCGTACATTGATTCTATCAAAAGCAGATGCCTTCAATTGAAGAGTCTTATCACCGAAAAGAATTGCACCAGATCCTTGGAAAGTTACTACAGGATTTACACCTTTTTGGTATAGTAAATCACGTTCTTCCTTATTTGGATTGTAAACCAATTTAACGATATTGTTGATACGACCACGATCATATCCTGCAGGCGAATACCAAGGATCTCTCGTTGTGTCTGTTCTTACACAGCATCCTGCGATATCACCACACATTGGAACGTATATGAAACGGTCATTGTAACGATCATATTGATACTTTGGACCGCTATCCATGACTGCGTATGAAGATGATGTTATTCCAACATATCCATCTGTTCCATTTCTATAACTCAATACTATATTTGCTCTGTCTGCTGGTGCTGCTTCAATTATTGCACTGGTAGATGGAGAAACGAATGTAACGCAATCCTTTCTTTTCTCTGCCAAAGCAATTATTGTATTGTTGTTTACTTCATTTCTCAAATCACCAGCGATGAGTAGTGATACGTCAACTTCTTCAGTATCACCGAATAATTGTTCAAATGTTGCGGCAACATTTGCTTCTGCATCCATTCTATCACCAGAAGTAACGACTGATGTTAATGTACCATAATCCAATTCGTGGACCATAATACCACATCTATCATATGGGAAAGATATACTAACTTCTTCATCCCAGTCGATGTGACCTGTAGTTGCGGAAAGAATTAAATTATAATTTTCTCCTATTTTTTGTGCTTTTTCTCCTGTTATTGCACCATAGAATTGTAAAGGTGGCTTACCAGAACTAGCAACTCCACCACTTATTGGTTTATCTACTTGATTAGGTTCTGATGGGTCTAGTTCTGCTACTTCCTCAAGATAAGGACTTTCACCGGCCCAAATGTAAAGAGATTTGTTATTAATTACATTTCTCCAATAATTTGTGCTTCCATCTGGATTTTTAGCACTTGGAGCTTTAGATAGACCTAAATAGGTTTCCAATACTGTGTTTTTACTTCCTGTAATTTTTCCTAAAGAGTCTACTACAACTACGTGTATTTCATCCTCTGCACCAGCAAGTATATTTGCAGCATATGAACTTGTATTTGGGGCTTGTTTGTTTACATATCCTATGATAATATCTGCATCTTCTGGATCTATTGATCTTTGACCCCAAACAGTTGATGATAAATTATCTCTATCAAATTGATCTTCTTTGATATCATAAACAATTACTTTAATACCATTTCCAAGAAGACCTGGATATTTTGCAGCAAAGGTGAAATCCCAAGTTCCTTTGATTTTTTCACCGTATAATTCTTCAAAATCTTGTCTATTTTTGATTAATACTGATTCGCCTGAAGGAATTGTAACATTTCCTGATGCATCTCTCCAATTAGAACCAGGGCAGAATGCATTTGTATCATTATCTAAGAGAACTCTTCCAACAAGTAAATTGCTGCCATATGTTAAAAAGTTTTGGGCAACAAACCAAGAAGTTGAATAAAATTCATTTCTAGATGGCTTAAAAAATGTTTCTCTTAGAGTTTTTTCGCTATTTATTAAAACTCTTTGCTCTGTAGGACCCCACTCAAAGGCTCCTACGAAACCAGCAGGGGTTGTTGTAACAGCAGGAACGATGGCTGTTAAATCGAATTCTTTAATTTCTACACCGGGGCTAACTTGGAATCCCATCGTGATTCTCCTTCTTGAATATTTTCAGTATATGTCTCAATTATATATAAAAAATCGATTTTCTATTATTTTATTAATATTTCCAAAAAATTCCATTATTATCATAAAATCCTTGCTCTTGTGAGCCATCTTCTACAAATCCAAAAGGAGTTACTTCTTCTTCCAAATTTTCCATTTTATCCTGAAACAGATTCTTTCGAATATCCATATTTGTTAAATCTTTAAAATAATTTTGGGTGGTCAACCACGAAAAAAGAACCATACACATTACAAGATCATCGTGGTGACCCATATCTGCTTCAAAACTATTATTTCTAGAAATAAAAGAAACTAATTCATTGATTATATTATAATCTTCAATAATTAATTTATCACCTTCAATCAAAGATTTTAATATAGAACATCCTAATCTTTTCACTGCTTTTGTGGTTCTTAGACCGAGTTGTGTTTGACTTGCACCAAATCCCCCATCTAAAGTTTGTCCTTTTCTTCCTCGTATGGTAGACATGAGTAAATTTTCATATTCAAATTCATTATGAATAAGATCCGCAACTTGTCCGCCGATATCATTAATTTCGACTAAAATATAAGCATTATTGTATTGTTTCGCCACAGGAACTATAATATTTGGATATAGTAATGGAGATATTTCATTATTTTTAAATGTGGCAACAATTTTATATGGAGATTTTGTAATATCAATTACACAAAAAGCATGAAAGTCTCCACCGGCTCCCCGACAAGTATCTACTGTCATTACATAAGTATGATTATTTTTAGGATCTTTTTCATCCCTATATGGTTTTTCATATAAACACAATCCATCATTTGTTTTGTAAATGGGGGTTTTAAATGCTAAAGATTTTAGTTTTGCTGTTGAAATTAAAGTGTTTGTGGATCCAATGAAGTCACATTCAAACTCCACTTTAAACATCTCTTCACCAATGTTACGAATTTGTGTTTCACGCCACTCTGTATTTCTACCGGGAACTTCAGACCAATGTGCTTCAAAAGGAACAAACATGCTTCGTTTTTCAACGGCTTCTATCCACATCTTATAGTAAAGATTTAGTCCTTTAGGTGTGGAAATGATTACAACTTTAGTTTGCTTACCTGATGATATTGTAGGATAAACTGAACTATAAAACTCATCAGCAATATTTGGAGCAACGTAGGCAAACTCGTCAAGGACGATAAGATTGTAAGAACCACCACGAATGGCACTAGATGACGTAGCCGACGCAACAATTCTAGAGCCATTCTCAAAAAGAATAGAACCCTTGTTCCATTCTACTATTCCTTGTTGTAACCATTTTGGCATAAATTCGTGAGCAACTTTAATTTTATGTAAAAGATCTTTTGCAATCTTTTCTTTATTTGCCAAAATTGCTATATTTTGATTTGGAGCAAAAGTCGCTTGGTGTAAACAATATGCAGTTATGCAAGTTGATTTACCCATCTGACGAGGAACTTTTGCTATTGTAAATCTATTGTCATTTATTGTATTGATCAGATTTTCTTGAAATGGATAAGTTTCAAATGGAATAAGACCATCATCAACATTTACAATTTTAATGTATTTTTTAATAAAATATATAGGATCTTTCATGCACTTTGCATATTCAGTAATTTGATCCTGTGTGAAAGATACTTTTACATTTGATTTTTTAAGATTGCTATTTCCTAAATAACTTTCTTTTTCATTCATTCATCACCAAGAGTATCTAACTCTTTCATCTTTCCTCTTAAAATATTTTGCAAGTCTGAAGTACTTCCAACAAATATTGAGTTATTTGTAATAGTGGATGCATTTTGATTTTGTGTTGATACGCCTTCTATATCTTTCATTTTCTTATGAATTTCAAGAAGATCTTTATTTGCATCAGATACAGTTTTTATCATTTGAGAAAGAACTTCGTATGCTCTTGGAGATTCTGTTTCTGATGCCAAATTCAATATTCCATCAATTGCTTCAGATCCTTTTGAAATTATATTTTTGATATTACGGCGAATATCAGTATAATCTTTTTCTAAATCTGTTTGTGGAGTTACAGCAACTATCTCTTTTGGTTCCATAATTTGTTTCATCATAGAACTATTATCAATAGGCAAATCAAATTCTTCACTCAATTTTGAATCTATATCACTCATATTATTTAATTTCTGTTAAACTAATGTATTGAACAATTATATCGTAATCATCATTCATATTAATTTCTTGATATGATTTATCTATTATTTTATTTCCATGTGTATCTAATACTATATTACCATCAGTATCTTTTCTGTATACAACAGGATATATGTTTAATTTTGTTAGTGGTGTCTTTTCCATGGTTATTGTTGATTGATATCAAATATATCTATATCGATAAATTTGATTACTTCCGCTTGTTTTACTGGTCCTGGATAAAATACTTTTGCTTCAAAAGACATATTAAAATTTAGTACTCTTGTATCATCGCTATAACTGCCGTCATATATTTCATTTATTGCAGTTTGTTTGAGAATTATTGGTATATCAATTTTTTCTTCTGCAGAATTTTCTAAAATTTGTGGTTTTACTGTTATTGTAAATTCAGGCGTAAAGAATGGAACTATTTGTTCAAAAATTTGCAATCCATCATCTATATTTCTGACATAAGCATATAATTCAAATGCAATACTATATGGAACATCTTCATAACGATATTTGAAACTAACTTCTTGATTTACATTTATTACATCTTTTATTTTTCTATTTGTGCTATTTTTCTTTCTTTCTGCATCATAACCAAGACCAGAAATACTAAATCCCATTCTCGGGAGAATGGTTTGAAATTGTTGTTTACCAAAATCCATTTTCAAACGATGCATAAATTTTTCTTTTGGTGAATATATTAATGGAACTTTAATTTTTTTATTTTCCCTAACAATATAAATGTTATTGAATAGAGTTCCAAATGATGAAACTACCTTTTTAGTTATTCCGTAATAAAATGTAGTAAACATCAGTATCTTCCCTCAGAGAATGGATCTATTTCAGTAAAGTCTATGAAATCATTTCCGTTAGTTTGCAACTCTGTATTGTTATTTGGTTGCAATGTATTCATCTGATATGTTCCATTTGAATCTGTAATTGTGGAAATGATTCCTTGAGTTGACTTGTCTATCTCGTCAAATCCAGTTTGAATATCACCCATATCATATTTGTAAAGTTCACAATCAAGACGGAAAGTATAATAATCTCCTTGTTGGTAAAACATATTTTCATTTTCTACCAACTTTATTTCATAAAGATTTCTTGAGGATGGAGCATATGGTAAGAAGATAATATCGCCTTCCATAGGTCTTAATCTTGGATGTAGACGATTTGGGAAATCTTCTGGTAATTTGGAAGCCTCTTCGTACCACCTACTACGAGAAACCAAAAGAGATACGTTATCTTTAAGTTCCATACCAAATTTAGTGACTATATCTCTTTCATTTCCATCAAATGTTTTAACATTTTGAGAATACATTTCAATTGTAAATGCATTTTTTAATTTTCCTAATGGATTCTCTCCGAATATTGCATCTAATTTATCTGTTGTTTTTGCTATGTAAATAACATCTATACCTGTAGCCTTTATGACTTCTCTAGTCATATCATCTATCAAGCGTTGCGTTCCTAATACTTTTTTGTTATCAAAATATGGATTAAGTGCCATTTTATCCTATGAAGAATCCGGGAGGTAGTTCCCATTTAAGTTGTATTTCTTCTTCTATTCTTTCTTTATCTTTCAAAGCTTCTGCAAGTATTGATTCTCCGTCAATACTAATACCGCCGGGGAGTTCGATATTTTTGAATTTCATCAAATTCATTCCCCATTGTTCTTTAATCAATGCTGTTGTATATTTTTTTACAACCATATCATTATAAATTTCTGTATATTGTTCAGGATCAAGGACTGCATATCCTTCCATTAAAATATAGTTACCAACAGTTGTTTGGTTTTTCCAATCCATATCAATATGGACTTTATTTGTAACTCTACTGAATCTTAATTGCTTCTCTGGAGTCAAAAGATCTTGTAATAATCCCATGTGCCTACGAGTGATATCATACGTAATCATAGATTGACTATAGGTGTTTGTTCTAAGCCCATAAAGGTCGTTTAGAGCGATTTGATAGCGAGCATCGAACATACCAGTACCGCCAAGAGTATCGTACAATTGAAATACTCTTACAATAGAAACTATTTTATTTGAAGTTTCATCTATTGCTGGTGCTGCTTTAATACCTTTTTCTTCGTCTGCTTCTGTTGGCTCTGTAAGATCAAAGTAACCTCTTTCTACATCTTTAGGAGTTACTTGTTTTTGAATATAAACTCTTTCAGTACCATCGAAATGATACTCTGCAAAATATTGCAAAGCATCATCTATGCGATCCTCAATCTGAGCATCGTCTACGTTTACTTGTACTACAGGATGCCCCAATCTACGCAAACAGTAATCTTTTAGGGCTTCTCTGGACGATAGGTTAGGCATTATTTCTCCTTTACATATTATTTATGCAAAGGAATATGTACTATTCTTTAAAAATAAAGTGTAATCTACCCATGTCTGATACGGACATTGTAATATCTTTTAGAGATTCTACTGGGATAGGCTCAAAATCCACTTTAATTTTTGAACTAAGTAAAGTTGTAAATTCATTCAAAAAGTCTTGTTTTTTCTCTTCTGTAACAGTAATATTTCCAGATTCATCTTCTTTTCCATGTTTTTTTATTAATTTTTGACGAAGTTTCTCTATTGTTTCTACTTCATCACTTAATTTTTTAACTAATTTTACTAATTTATATGAAATTGCTACTGGAAGTGGCATTTCAGAAAGTTTATTAAGAGGTTCAATTGCATTATAAATTTCAGACAGTTTCACTTGCATTATAAAATCCTTTCTTTTTAATTTGCATCATTAGTTCCAAATGAATTATAACAAATATCGTTACATGTATCAAAATCCGGAGCACAAGGACAACCGAGATTTCTTAAAATTAATAACAATTGTGTAGCATCGTTTGGAAGTCCTGCAGATTGAAATATACAACTCCAATTTATTTCATTTGGAGTAGTACAGAAATAATCACACCAATTTATTGGTCCTTCTGAACAAGACACATAACATCCTGTACCACAAGGATTTTTGACACAGATATCGCATCCTTCTGGTGGTGGTGGACTATTACAACCGCAAGGATCGTTTTCTACTGTAGAACAATATTGACATTTATATTCATCAAATGATTGATTATATAAAGATTGATATACATTATTAAATTGACTACAATTATTTATAGGATTACACATAGCTTCACATCTTGCTTCTTGTGTACATTCTTGTCCTATACAAAATGTATTGCAGCAATTTGGAAAACATGCACAGTAAAAACTTTCATCTATTCCCTCTTCAATGTTAGGGCATATAGTTATTGGTCCTCCGGGACCGCCTCCTGCAATACCACCTTCAGAAAATATTTTTTCTATATCAAATCCATATCCATAATCAATTATACCGATACTTTCATCTGGGTATATTGCAGAAAGATATTCAAAAGCAAAACAATTTCTTTTTATTCCGCAATCACTTTCGCTGGTTGGATCTTTGATCCATGTTGCTTCTTTAATATAAGAATATCTTCTTCCATTTCTACAGCATTTACCAACAATAGTTCTGGTGGAATCTATACATGATTTACAAGAGGAAGTTTTACCTTCAAGTAAATCTCCACCAAGAGCAGTCCAAACATATGCTTGACAAGTATTTCTGATATATTTTGGCAAACCAGAACATGAAGTACTATCTAATTTTAAACATGGACAATTTATATCAACAAGAGGAACACATGCTTCTGGTTCTATTCTGACACCAAAAATATCAAATCCGCAATTACAACAAATGTTGTCATCCATGCAAGTTGTATCTAATGTGAATATATCATCACCTGCACCATGTGCACACTGGGTTGTTGGGCATATGAGTTTTGTTATTCCTACTGGTTCTGGTCCATCAGTGGATAACAATAATTCATCATGAAAACTTGACCAAGTAGGCAAACAATCATCACATTCTTCATCTGATTCTTCGCAAGGAATTGTTTCACACACATCAAAAAGTAATTGATACTGATTTGGTCCTGTGCAAATATATACTTTGCAAATTTCCGTATAAGAGTCGATTTGTTTTAAATATACGTTGGAAAGTTCCTTGTAAGAACTTTCACCTACATTTATATGAATTGCCATGATATAAAAATCCTAACATTAATTTGCAAAAGGAACAAGAACCAATTGGCCTACTATATGTCCATCTTCTGTTTGTGTTTCATCCCAATCAGAATCCATAAGAGTATATAGAGGTCCAGTATTACCAGTGATATCTGAGTAAAGATAATTTATATTAGTAAATAAAGAATTACTTAAGGTAATATCAGTAACAACAGTATCAAGAGAATACCTAACTGTATTTCCGCCCGGGAAAGATACAGTTAAATTATTTCCATCGGTAAATGTACTTCCGGATGTGTCCAAATCTATCGTAACTTTTCTATCTGAACCAGATAAACTCAAAGAAGTATTTAATCCAATTCCTCCTACAAATTGTAATGCCTCAGAAGAAGCATTGAAAGTTGCAGTTTGACTATCAGATTTAATGGTAAAAGAAGTAACTCCACCACCAGAGGGAGTATCCCAAGATAAAACTCCTGATCCATCTGTTTTTAAATATTGACCACTATCACCATCTGTTGTGGGTAATGTTAGAGTATAATTAGATTCTTGTGCTATACTAGGTTTTAAAGTAATAGTGTATTGTGCACTTATATTTTTTATTTTTGGTTCTTCTAATGTTTTTTCTTTTAACGTTTGTGTTTTAGCAAGGGTCACTACTGTGTTATCTATTCCAATTACCACTCTAGGAGTGCCACCTACTACACTTGCTGTAGTATTGATACCAGTATCACCTTGAAAACTTAAATTCTGTGTACTTAAATTTACAAAAGTTGTTCCAGATTCTGCTATAATATTTAATATTCCACCGCCTGTTCCACCTGAAGGAGTGTCCCACGCCAAAGTTCCATTTCCTAATGATTTTAAATATTGTCCTGCCCCACCGAAATTGCTGGGTAATGTTAAATTATATGAACCTATACCAGCAGGAGCTAATAAAGTAATACTTCCAGATGGACTTATATCATTTACAATTTTTGGAGCAACAAATGATTTGTTTGTAAGTGTCTGTGTATCAGTTAAAGTTACAACGCTGGAATCTATTCCAATCGTCAAGGAATTGGTATTATCTATAAAATCAATTCCTTTTCCTTCATTCAAATCAAATGTAACTGCTTTTATGGTTCCAGAAGAATCTTCAGCAAAGAATTTATATGAACTAGAAGTTGAAAATGATTCTTTTAAAATATTAGCCGTAGATAGAGATATCGACCCCCCACCTTCAAAATTTAAACCACCGTCAGATTTTAAATTAACAGAAAAAGTTAATATTCCATCTGATATTCCACTACGACTGGAAGTTATGCCATTTTCAGGAATAACATCGTAAATATTAAGAGGATTTACGAGATTAATAATTTCATTCGTAGTGTTATACCAAGTATAAACTGTATCTGTTAATGTCAACGGTTGTATGGTATCGCTTAATGGTTCAGTACTCATGGGTTATTTCTCTCTAACAAAATCTTTAACATGTTTTTTATTTCTTCATTCGTACTTTTAAGATTTGTTATTTCTTCCTCTAATTTGTTTATTTTATTTAATGTCTCTTTTTTGTTTTTTGCAGAATAATATGCTTCTTTATTGCAATTCAGAATTGCTCCTGAATATTTATCTTTATATAAATCACCAAATCCTTCTACTTTCATCTTGGAATTCATACGACTGCAATCACTTTCATATTCTTGACTGTTGGAACAATTGATGAATTAGAGGAGTATAGACATATCTTTATTGAGAATTTAACAAAAGATTCCTTTGTATCTTCTGGTAAAGTATATTTTACAGATTCATATGTGTTGGAATCATAAGTTATGAGATCCTTCTTATCAGGTATTAATTGATAATATGGCTCGTCATCAAACGAAGCGTCTTTTCCTGCTCCTTGCCATTTAACAAATACTTGGATGTTTGTTCCCTCTGGCTTATTTACATCCAAAATTACATTTACATTATTTGCATCAATTCCCTCTTCAAGGGTAACCAATTTGCTAATGTAACGAACTCTTGGAGTGTCTACAGTTCCATTTGGTGACTTCTCCGGTGCATTGCCTTTGGGATTCAATTCTCCGTTGTAATTTACACTGGTCTTATCTACTGTATCGTTTGAATCGATAAGATTCTTGACTGCAATCATGTTGATTCGATCAACATCAAAAATTGGGGATACAATTCCATCTGATTCCAAATCAACTCTCACCTTGACGCTTTGACCATTGTTTTTGGCAATCTTGGTTTGTCTTTGTGATATATTAATTTCTGGAACTATTTCAGTATATTCAGAATCAAGAGTATTAGAATCTTTCTTCATGGTCTTGATCTTGAAGGAAATGTTCTTGTCGAAATTAATATTTGGGCATGTAAGATTGAATAAATCATATTCAACCAAAGAATCATTATTTGAAGATTCTTTGAATATTACCTGTCCTGTTGTTTCGAATGAACATTTTTGAATACCAAACATCAGATCTGTATCTTGATCTGGAGTCCATTGTGACGCATTTTGAGGCTTGTAGAATGAACCTTTATATGCATTGTTTGTCAATAAACTTCCAGATTCAATAACTGTTTGTCCGGGAATAGCAACATAAACTTTGTAATTTGCGCTATTTGTCTTGAGAACTATTGCATGTTCTCCGGGCAACAAGTGTATTGGATGATCAAATTTAAATATAGTTGAACCATTTGAATTTACCAAACTTGGAATAGTTGTAGTTGTAATTGAATCTGGATTCAATGTTACAGAAGCACCAGGATATACTAATAGGTTCTTACCTGATGATGGAACTCCACTGTTGACTGGACGCAATTCCAATGTTATTGGTAAATTTGTATCCTTGCTTGAGAAGAACAATACTACAGAATCTACAAAAATTCCATTTGGATAAGTTGCTTCATCTACAAAGAAGGTTTGAGCCATGGGATCCATCTCATCATATGAGATGTTTGCTGCTGCTTTCTTTGCAAGACGAGTAGAAAGATAAAGATCAGACTTATTCTGAGTTACACCACTAGAATTGTAAATTGCTTCAGCAATTGTTGTGGCATTATTTGGATTATTTGTTGAACTATCTGTTATTACTAGTAGTTTTTCTCCAGTTCTGAACTTACCTTCTGGAATCTTGAATGTGAATTGAATCTCCCCAAATGAATTTGTTTGAAGATTTCCAACCACAACTGCATTTGCTTGAGTGCAATTATCATCGACGCTGATATTGTCAAAGAATGCATACACTCTGCAGTTTGGCTTCATTCCTGTTGCATTTACGGTGATGTCTCTTGTTCTCATGAATGGAACAACACTTTTATCAACTATAACATCAGTTGATGGAACTCTTACTGGTATAGAATATGTTTTTCTATTTGCTTCGTAAATAGTTCCTTTTCTTGTTGATCGAATAATAGTTGGCTCTAATTGTACAGATACTCGTTTCCAAACTATTTTGTCATTTGGTTGTGGGACAACTAAAGCCTCACCCTTGAGCATCGTTATGAAATTCTTAAGTTCATTTGCTTCTTTTGGAAGTGGTTTTCCTTTCCAGAGAGAAGTCCAATAATCATATTTCTTTTCTAATTGTTGAATGAGATCTTTGCTTATTCTTGGATTTTTGTACATTATATCATTTGTACCATTATTATTACTAATAACATCTGGTGCAATTTTGTTATCAAACCAAGAATCTGAATTTGGAGACAACTTCATATTACCAATCCATTGAATGACATCTCCACTGTTTACAATCATTTCTGATGTGCCATATGGTTGTTTTTGCTCAAACAAGGAAGTTGTGTAATTTAAAGTGACAAAGTTATCAGACAATTTTATATTTTGTGATTCTGTTATGTCTACTTCCAAATCAACATTTGAAGTTCTAGTTGGAGGTCTTAAAGTGTTTTCGTCAAAATCTACTGAAACGTTATAGTCAGTATTATTGATTTCACCAACTTTATGACTTGAATAATCATCAACTATAATTGCTGACTTGAATCTATCATCAACAAATGTGGTTTGTGCTTCTTTTTCAAGATTGCTGAGTTTGACAAATTCCTCAATATTTGAAATTCTCTTTTCAAGATTTGCAATATCTTTCATTGTATATCGTTGATGATCTATATTTGTGATATTGCATTGCTTGCAGTCAAATACGTATGGAGGACATTCGATATTGAACAATGTCATTGAATTTTCTTCATCGCTTGGCAATTGTGGGACCAAGGATGAAGGACCGTTTACAATCTTGAATTTCTTATTTCTTGTTAGCATTAATTTATAATTTCTAGCAAGATAATAATCATAATCAATATTGAAAGATTCCGATGCCTTTGGAATTCCGAAGAATTCAAATTCATAGTCCTCTACAGATTCTGCATCAGATTTCAATTTCTTTACAGGACGGAAATCGACAAAAGAATCTAGCCTGTAAATACTTCCCGTTGATGGACTCGTATAAAGAGGAATCTCATTCAGTGATGAGTACGAATTTACAATGAATGGACCAGTACCAACATGCTTATAGTACCTAAAGAATACTTTAACTGTATTATTTTCAAGATATGAGTATTCTAGTTCAAATTCTTTCTTCAATTTAATTTTTGCAAAATCATAAAGATTATCTGTTTGTCCATTGTCAAATTCAAAAATATCTGTTATGTTATTGTTTGAATAATCAATATTATCGATCTCAATAACGTCTGAGATTGGAATTATTCCGTAATAATTTCCATTTTCATCTTTCCTTATTTGAGTCTCATAATAAGCATTACCATCTGAATTGAAATATCTTTCTTCAACTTTTCTTCTGTAATCATTTACAGAATTTGTTGGATCTACCTCAATTGTAGCATATAAGCGATATTTCTTATTATTGATATCAAAATCAAAAGATGAATTACCACTAATATTTTCAATAGTCAGTTGAGCAAAAGAAGTCGATTCTGGATTTGAATTATTTGTTTTAATCAAGTAATTTTGTGTAATTAAATCAATAATTCTTGCAGAATCTTTAATTGTTACTGGCTCTTCAATCAAAATATAATGTTCATATAAATCTGTGGCTTCTACTTTTCCATTTAATTTTCCACCAACAAATTGATAATTAGTTCCAGTTACTGTGAATGTCAATTTCTTAGAATTTGAACCTTCATCTGGATATATTTCTTTTTGAACTCTATAATCCATATCATATACAGATTTGATTACATCTCCAATTGGAATTGGGAATAGAAGAGAATTTGACTCTCTATCATAAATTGTTGTTTTTCCTACATTATTTGTATCAACAATTCTATGGTCTGGATGTACATCTGCTATTTTCTTATAGAATGAATTCTTAAATTTCTCATTTTCTAGAATATATACTGTCTTAGTTTCTGCTAAGAGGTATTTGTCATTTGTATCTAAAATATTATACATCTTGGAATCCATAAAGAACAGTCTATATTCTTCTGGAGTTTGTCTTCCAAGTTGCTTAAATCTTGCTTCTCCTATGAATTCATCTTCTATTTTTGTACCAAGCAGACTGGTTTTGTATGATACGCCAGTATTTACAGATACTACTGGTTTTTTGTTTGGTCCTACTGCAAAATCAAAGTCATTTGTTCTTTCAATTAGAATTATAGTTGGACTATCATCTACTGGATTATTAGGATCTCTGTGCTTCCAAGCTCTAATTATTCCAGTTGAGAAGAAAGAAGGAGCATCAAGTGTATTTACATTTAAATGCTCTTGTCTTACTTGTTCACCAATTATGAAATCATTTCCAGGCACATAATTATCGGCAGAAAGAGAGTATACTTGTTTTGCGAGATATGCTGAAGTAAGTTCTCCAACTCCCTTATACTCTAGGAAGTCTTTTCCTGCTTGATATTGTTGTTTAATATTGATAAAGATGCCTTGTACTTTTTCAATATATCCTGCTTCTCCTGAACTGTCGCCACCAGGAATGTAATTATTGCTTGATTCGACAAATATGTTCTTTGAACGATTCCAGCCCCTACCGCCGTATCTTACAGCAGGTATTGTTACTTCGCCATCTGTCCCTTCAAGTTGATATATGATACCATTCTCTATCTTAAATCTATTTCTTGTTTCTAGAATATAAAGAATAGAACTTCCGGAATTCCACTTTACAACTTTTCCTACAGATAAAGCTAGCGAAGATTGTATTGCAAAATCATATCCAGGATTTGCTAAAATATCTTGAATTTCTGAAATATTGTATTGATAAACATCTGCTCCGGGAATATAATTTCCAAATTGACCGGGTTCTCTGAATTCTACCAATATCAATCTACCACAATCAGCACCATTCAATACTTCTATTTTTTCTACATCATAGCAACCGCAACTTCCGATTACAGGACCAACATTTTTGATGTCATAAACATCATTGACAGTTCCAGTATAATCCTCAACTGGTGTTTGAATCTTTTCCTCAAAGTCATCAACACCAACAGTGGATACGTAAACTACGAGTTTAGAAGACCCTGCATAATTTGTTGGATTGTTAGGAACGCTAACAGCAACAATTTCTCCTCTTGCTGTTACATCTTCATAATCATCTGTGGTTATTCTTCTTTTGTATTGTTGAGTGACAATTTCTCCCTCAGAGAAAGAACCTGTATTGCATTCATCAGAAGAACCAAAACATTCTGGGTTATAACTAGTGAATGTTATTTTTATAATGTTTTCAACTGGTGAAATTCTTTTTACGCTGCTACCATAAGAAAGCATCGCATTTGCAACAATTCCGGATTGTCTATTTTGGAATACAACTCCACCATCAATATTAAAATTATAATTTTGATCATCATCACCAAATGCATGAGCATCACTTCCAGAACTTGTCTTGATGAAGAGAGAACTGTTTGTTTGAACTCCAAGAGGAGAAGCAGGAACCCAACGCACTGCTTTTCCTTTTCTTATTCTGATGCTATTTGGCGTATTGTTTGAAGAATAATTCAAAATTTGATATACACTATATTTTTCATCATCAAGATAAAAATCATCTGCCAATTCAGTATCGGTGATAGTTTGCGGCAAATCTGGAACGTATGCTACGTCATAATCTCCATGATAAGGTTCAGTGAACATCAATCTTGAGATATTTGATTCTGTTTGTGGAGACATATCAGACATGGTATAGTAAGTCTTAGAACCATTGTCCTGACCTATATTTTTTGCTATCTCTACTTCTACTGATTGAGGTCTTGAGAATCTGTCTGGTAGTGTTCCGTCTGAATCCTCAAGATCATCAGTTTTAACTAAATCTCCACAATCTTGTGCATATGTTAATTGAGGATCGGAATTAAATTGAGATGCACATGATACAAATAGAATGCTATCCCAAGTGTTGCTTCTCTCTATTGCAGTCAAAGGCGACCAATATTTTACTGGAAGAGTTGCAAACAAATCTTGTTGATATGGTATTGTTATTCTCTTGTAATTTGCACCAAAATAAATCTTGTCCAATTCTGCGCTAGATAATGTATTCAACCCTGATGTTTGATCTAATTTTCTTCCCCAGAATGGGAATTGATAACCAGTAGTTGAAGATTCTGCCTTAATCATCATATAATTACCAATATTTGATGGTAAATTATAACCATTCAAAGATGCCAATTCTCTTGGCTTATCTACTGATATGTTTGTTGAATTTATAGTTTCAAATTCGTAACCAAATACATATGCCTTTCCTGGTTGGACAGATAGAACCATTTTGTTGTCATCGCCAGAAGGGGTTGCACCCTCTAAATTGGAATATGCTCCTCTTTCATCTCTGTCGATTACAACTTTTTCAACTTGATATACAGTTTCATTATATGATGAATTTTCAGGACCATTTGTAGTATCATCTAAAGATGCGTATAAAGTTACTAGATCATTAATTTCAAATGGTTGAGTTGTATTATCTAATAGTTTTACTGTTGTTCTATAAATTATATCATCAAGAGTTCCAGTTGAATTTTGTTGATTATTAGATAGTTTTACAACTGAAATTATTCTTCCTTGTTTTACTACTGTGCCTGCCCCCGGTTCTACTTCTTTATATTGAACAATATCTCCAGGTATTGGAAGATAAGGAGAATTGATGGCATTGTTATTTGTTTGAATTTCTTCTTTGGAAACTAGATCTAATACAAATCTATCTTTTCTTAGATGATTATAAACTTCTAGAGTAAATGGTTTTACAGTATAGTTTCCAGATTCATCATATGTTCTTCTTGCGAATACCTCAAGCAAATCAGAGTATGAAGGAATTCTTCTGATAAAATCAAGTTTTCCTTCAACTATTCTAGCAAGTTCTATAAAATCTTCAGTTACTAAGTAAGAAGTATCTGTTTCGATATTGCTGAATGCTAAACTATGGATATCTAAATCTATTACATATCTGTCTGCACCCGGAGCATTGAAATTGTAAGAACCATTTGCAGGATCTTTAAGTGTTAAATCTTCATCTGATGTTACTGCTTTTCTTACTATTGAAAATCCAACTCTGTTGGTTGGGGATGAGAATACACGAACTCCACTAGTGCTGAAAGTATATTGTACATCATCAACAAATTCATTATCATCTTCTTTTGATAATTTAAATAATGAAATTGATTGTTTTGTTGATTTTACAAAAAATCCATCAATATAAAATATTCCATCATCAACAGTTATAGTGTGTGCTATACCAGAAATACCAACTAAAGTATTTCCAAAACTAGTATCACTATTTTGATAGAAATCAATTTCGGATCTTGTTGCTACAGTAAATCCAGACGATACGAATGTACTTTCTAGTGTTTCAACTGAAATTGTATCACCGGCAGTAAATTCAGTGCCAGTTAAATATTGTAATATAAAAATAGTAAATGGATCTTCTTCTGTTGGAGTTAAGACCTCGACAACTTTTGCTTTGATTGAAGTTGAAGATGTTTTTTGTATAATTTTATTTTTAAAATAAGTTAAATCTGAATTTACAGGATCTGAAGAAGTAGCAGTTCCTTTTACTCTTAGATAATTTGCCTTTGATAAAGATACACCACCACCAAATACTTGACTACCATCTTCAAATATATGACTTCCCAATTTTGATAATTGGTCTTGGAGTAAAGTTTGTAATTGAGTAAGTTCTCTAGCCTGTACCGAATAACCAGGTTTGAATAGAATTCTTAAAAATTTCTTTGTATCGTCAAAATCATCAAAATAAGGATTTAAACTCAACAAATCATTGTGCTTATAAGCCATTTATTTCTCCTCAGAATCCTATTAATATCTTAATTTCTTCGTCTTGATCACTAGTTTTCAATACAGGTCTTACATTTTGTATATATGTAATTTTTCCAGAAAATGGTATTAACTCCGGTTCTATTATTGAAACTAGTTCCGAAATGTCCGTATTGGTATCATTGACTGTTTTTATAGCCAAATCTTCGGAAGAAGTTGTAAATTGACCAGTAACATTGGTGATTTCTAGTCTTCCTAATTTGTTATTTTCATCTGTTACTGTCCAAGAAACTACAGTTCCCATGGCTTTGGTTCCGTCGTTTAAATCTTGATACACTACTGCGTCTTTTTCATAATTTATTAAATTTGTATAATTATTCCAATTAATTGTTAATAATGTAGTTGTTCTATAATTATTTACAGAGGCTTCGTAGTTTTGTTTTTCGCTATCAACAACGTATGATACTGATTCTAATATATCATTTGCAGAAACTAATTGACCAGTATTTGAATCAATATAATCATAGCTTACAACTAGTTCACCATTAATAAGTTCACCTACAGAATTATAGTATGATTCTTGAAAATTTCCTTTTATGTTTTTCAAATAAACTTTACATGCAGTTCCTGAATTATTTGTAATAACTGATTTTTGTATCTCTGCCGTTGAATTTGTAGTATATGCTAAGATTTTTTTACCTTCTTCGAATGTACTGGAGGTATAAAAATTATCGTTAGTTATCAAACTGATTGTATTTGATTCATCAATCGTATATTTTTCTTCAACTGTTATTGGATTGGCAAGTAAATTTGTAGAAAAACTTCCATTCAATAAATTTGCCAACAATATTCCACTCTTATAACTGGTAGGCGTATAACTTATTATTCTTCCGATTGCTCTATTGGGTGAAGTTTCCAATCCTTGTTCTATAAGTTCTCCGGCAATTTCAGTAGAAGTTAAAATATCTTGAATTTCCTCTGTTGTATCGCTAAATGTAATTGATACTGTGGCATTTTTATTTTTTAGGCGCAACATTATCTGATCTGGTATTTCTGTTCCAGCCAATCTTTCAGTACCATCATTCAATACAGGATTTTGAAGTATACCAAATTGCCTAAATTCATTTTCATTTACAATATCTTCTATTTCTGCCTCTCTAAGATTTACGCTAACCATTACATGTCTAGGTAATAGATCAAATATTGCATTTTTACCATGACCACCATATGGAGAAATTATTACTTTACCTATTGTTTCAACTTTTTCTGCATTTGTTATCAAATCATATAATACAACTTCTACAGTAGCATATCGATAATTTGCACCAGGATTCAAAATTTCAAAAGAACTAATTTGTTTAGTTGTTTTGTTGATTCTTGCAATAGCACTTGCATTTGTTCCATTTCCAAATATTGTAACTTTTGGCAATATCTTAAAAAATGGTCTATTATTAAAAGTAAATGTTGTTGAAGTTATTTGATCAGAATTTAAAGTAATGATAGGAGATCCATCATTATATGAATATTCTTCTATATCAAATACTTTTCCTGCTAAAAATCCACTTGAAATGTATAACACATACCCATTATAAAAATTATCCATAACTGAAAGTAAATCAACATTATTCAGATAAAATCTAAAACTACCATCAGATAACGTTTCAATTTCAGTTATATAATTTTCACTATTATTTTCATCTGTTTCTTCATCTATTGTAAATGGATATGGGCTTCCAGTAGAAACTAATTCTATATTTTCTATGCTTCCATCTATAGCAGTTAATTGAACATTTAATTGATTTTGTCTATCATCATTGTAACTGAGAAGTTCTAAATTTTCTACAGGCATGTATTCTGGAGTTAAAAAGCGATATAATTCTTCTCTAACAGTATAAAGATATTTCCAAATATAACCATCAGGAAGAATTAATTCCTCAACACTTGTACCATAAGGTTCAAATTCTGAAACAGATCCACCATTGTTGCTTAAACATTTATAAACATGATTTGATGGTGTAATTACATAAAATTTTCTCATGTTGAATATTTCATCGTCATGAGAATATTGATCGTAGTATTCACCAAATTTCCAATTATTTCTTTTGACAACCAAACTTACATTTTTTCTTTCTACGGGAGCACATGCCAACATGTTTTTCCATGCATCTAGTTCTTCTTGAAGGGTATCTGTAACTTCAGGAATTGGCACTGATGGTATAGAATCATTTTGATTTTCAACCCAAGAATCTACTTTACCAACAAATATGTAACTTTTTACTTTTGGATTTAAGTAAAAAGACTCTGCAACACTAGTTGCTAACTGAGTTTTAAATATTGATTTTAGTTCTATTTCTGCCATTTTTTATCCATTTGATAAGTTAAAGTATATGTCATTCTTACTATTTATGATAAATTCATTGATGGTTAATTGATTAATAGCTTTTAAATCCATTTCTTGGTCTGTATTTTGTGCCTTTATTCCTGGATGAGGAAATACAACCCAATAAAGATTTAAATTTTCAGTATCTGTTATTCCGTCTGGAATATTTGTATATCTTACTTCAGAAACTCCCTCATTCAATCTATTTGTATTATCTCCATCAATATTATGAAGGAATACCAAATCATCATTTGATGAATTTAATGCTTGTATAGTTTGCTCAGGAATTGGGTCTGTTGGATCGAAACCATTTGGAAATAAATCACCATGTAATTTATTTGGTTTTAAATCAAGTCTATTTGAAGGAGGATCAAAGTTACGAATATTAAAATCACAATCTAAGCGATATGCAACATAATTTCCTATTAGATTTCTAACTTCTCTAACAATTCCATTTCCAGAAAAAGCAACATTTTCAAACTCTGCTTTTAGTATGATATCTCCACCAACATAAAAACCTGCTGGATGAACTAGTGTTTTGAGTAAAACAATATAATCCTGCAACATCATATCTGTTCTTAAAACATAAGATAAATCTTGATATCTTCTGTTGTCTTGCAATTTCTTATTAAAACTTATATGACCTTGCTTCTTACCATAATAACCAGGATAAGTTGTTATACCTGTGTAATCAGCAGTTAAAACTGCATTACCACCGTGCAAAGAATCAATTGAAAAAGAAATTGGCATATCAGCAGAGGAATCTGAAAGTAAACTGAAAGACCCAGTATCTGTCATTTCAATTTTGAGTATATTTCCTTTTTGACCAACTTTAACAACTTTACCTTTTGCTGGTTTTCCACTTGGTTGTTGATTTGATGTAGATTCATTGGTTGCAGTTACAATATCTCCAACTTTATAACCAAATCCTCCATTCAATATTGTTATTGAATTAATTACTTGAATTGGATTTGCTATTATTCGTTCTTCATCCAAATCACAATATACTTTTTCCATCTTATCAAATGAGCCATTTTCAGATACTATATCCATTTCTGCTATTGTTAATTCTTCGTGTTTGTACACTTGGACGGAAACAACTCTTGCAGTAAAAGTTATATTATTATCTGTTGTTGCTTGATAAAGTATTCTTCCTTTTGCTGAGTGAAATAAATTAATATTAGAACACAACAATTTTATAGTTTTTCTTTCTATCCAATTGCTTGCAGAAGCTTTCAGAAGATCATTTTTTGGATAATAGAATTCTACGAAAGTATCGTACAGTAATCTAAAGAAAAACTTAAATGATTTTTCTGTTCCCTTTGCTCCATAAAATTGCTTTATATTTTTGATTACTGTTTTTAGATTTGCCGTATCTCCATTTAAATTTTTGGCAAATTCTAATGGAAAATTGTCAAGATATTGTCTTCTGAATCTGTTTATAAAAATATCAGGAGTTTTGTCTATATCAAAAAAATCTCCAGATGATATATTCATAAAATATGGATTGTTGCTACTTTCCAGCCACTCATAATATGCTTCTACAAATTTAACAAAACGAGGATGGTCATTTTGAATAAATTCTGGGACTCTTTTTGCTACAATACTTGATAATTTATTTTCTGGCTTATATTTTTTGTTTATAGTTGTAAAATTAAAAGTAAAATCTGAAGACTTGACTTTTTTGTTATTATCATTTAAAATATATCCAGAAAGAACATGAGTTCCATTTGGTAAATTTGAAAAAGTTTTAAATCCTTTTAAATCCGTTGTTTCTACTTTATCTTCATCCAAAATAAAAACAATTTTATTTACCCTATCAGTAGAAAGAATATCAATTGTCTCATAACGAATAGTTACTGTATCACCATAAACCGCAACTCTTTCATTTGGATATATTAAATTTATTTTTGCCATTATCTTCTAGTCAGTGGATTAGAATAATTATTTAATCCTTCTGCCCCTGTGTTGAATGCCAAACTTAGATTTATAAATTCAGTAGAAGAGACATCAAAAGTTAAAATTGTATTTCTGTTCGTAATGATATCTTTGTTTTTTAATTTTGCAAATAGTTTTATAAAATCAAAATTGTTTGTGTAACTTGTTATTGTAAAGTTTTGTAGAACAACAGTTCCGGAAGCATAATCAATATTTCCTATTTTAGAAAGAACAGTTTTTGTATTATTAGAACCAGTTGTGCAAAGATTTACGTTTCCGTTTCCATCTTCTTCTATGAAACACTTGGTTATTACTCCATTAATAGAAGTTTCAAATATTGTTGATGTTAATGAAGAAATAGGATTGTTTGGAATAGGATTATATATTTCATTATTAAAATCTACTGTAATATTTTGTTTCTTGAATAAAACTGGAGAAATTCTTTTTTCTAGTTTAGTTTCAATATTAACAGAATCTAATGAATGATTGCTCATTAGATCAGTTACTAAATCAGAATTAAAAAATGAATCATTAAATTCTTGTAAATTATTCAAGCAATAAAGATATACTGTTCTTTTTATATCTCTATCCATTTTATTGATTGTAGAATTATAACTGTTTTTAATTTTTCCTTCTATAGAAAAATTTATAAACAATAATTCGGGATCAATAAATTCTATACCAGTGCCAACAATACTTTTTGGCTCTGTTATGCTTGCCACTATTGATTGTTTTTCTTCTTTCGATAGTACAGTTCCAAATGTTGGTTTTAAGGAAACAAATACTTTTCCGTATTGAGGAGGAATTGCATCTTCTCCTCCCCAACAACGTATTGCAGCAACGTATGGATATTTTTCAAGAATTAGTGCTTCATAATCTTTTGCTGTAACTGCTCTGTTTGCAGTTGAATATTTCTTAATTGCATTTCTTCTGATTGATGCTGCCGACTCTACTTCAGAACCACCGTTTGATGGTTCTAATGTTTGTACATCAAATCCAGACAATACAAAAGTATTTTCGACTCCAACTGATCCTATATTATTGGCTATCGAACCATTGCTTACTCGGAATTCACATAAAATAAGATTTCCTCTTTCAAGTTTCTTTCCTAATATACCATCACCAAAATATATGTTATATGTTGTTTTTGCATTTTCCTCTAAAAAGTAACTTGTGCTTGTTGGAGTCAGTTCATTCACATCCTTACTTCTATTCCAAACTGTTTCTGATCCTTCTAGTTGAGTTGGTGATGTCAATACTATTACTTTCAAACTATCTTCATCTAAACCAGTAAAAGGCAATTCAAATATTTGTTCTGGTTCTTCAACTATAAAGGTATAGGTTGTCAATAATCCTTCAAATACATCTATTGTAGCAGAATAATCTACAACAACTCCGTTTTCATCAAATGAATTTGGAGTTAAAGTGTAATTATCATTTGTATGAAAACTATAAGTTACTCCATTAGATCCTAATGCTTTGAATATTGTATTTTTTGGTAAGAAACTTGCCTCTGATGATATTACTTTTAATTTTGCTTTTGATGATTTTACACTTTTGGGAAAATATCCTAATTGTTTTGAATTGGAAACTAAAGACTTACGCAAAAGAGCACTTTCAACGAACATCTCATTTGCTACCATATTATTGTACAATGATTGGTAATAAGTATTATAACTTAATACATCAAGAAGAACATTTATAGAAGATCCTTCAAAATTAAATCCAGAAAATTCTGATTGATTTCTCAAAAATGATATAAAATTGTTCTTTATTGAAAAGAAATCTATCCCAGTTGTGTTTAATTGTCTCATCTATTTCTCTCTATATTAACAGTGAATGATTCATTACTTTTATTATTAAATGTATATGAAATATCTATGCTCATTCCATTAGCATCTCTTCTGGAAACATTCACTAATAAATTTGTGACTCTTGGTTCAAATTTATTAATTTTACTATAAATTCTTTCGACCAAAAAGTTAATAACAAATCCATTATCATTTTCAAACAAGAATTGATTTATTGCGACTGGTATATCAGTTCTAAAGGGTTTTTCAAATAAATCAGTCAATATAATAGTTTTTAAATTTTGATTTAAAGCACTTATGTCTGTTTTTGTTAAAATGTCCCCAGTAACAGGATGAGGCTCAAAATCAAAATCTATATCTTTTATTAATTTCTCAGCCATTTCAGTTTGCCTTTTGTTTGTAAAGCAGTTCAGTTATAATATTTCTATTATATTTTACAATATACCTGTATTCCTCGTCTACTGCATTATTTAACAAATTTTCATCGCACCATTCACATGAAATATAACCTATTATATTAATTTTTTTCTCACAATATATTGGAACCATTATAAAAGCAACCACATCTCTACTTTGCATATAATTTCTAAAATGACTTCCTTCTAATTCTTTGGTTTTTATAATTTTTGCAGTATTTTCATGTAAAAATTCAAGTTTATCTGTAAATCTTGTTAATAATATTGCTTGTTGACCGTCTATTGTTGAAGAAGTTCCTAAATCACAAGATTCATGGGTTATCGAAAATTTTAATATTGAAGTGCCATCTAGAAAGTTACCCCCATTATGAAATTGAACTAAACTAGTTCTGGATGAATTTGTCTTTATTCTCAATTCTGTTAATATTTCATTTATTGAAGAGTGAATTCTGGTAAATTTATTACAAACTTTAGATGAAATTTTCTCTTTATGTGTTTTTTTTATAAACGTATATAGAGCTATAAATGCTCCCATTAAGAAGGAAACGATACCCATTCCTATTTCAAAAAACAGAGAAGAATTTGAAGACATAAAAACTCCTTGATAATATTTATAAAACCTATTAGAATAATATCAGAGAGTACTTTGCCTAGAAATTCCAAAACCAACATTAAAATCCGGAGTTGCTATTCCCAAAGATAAACCACAGTTTCCGGGTCTTCCACCAAAACCACCCAAAATTCCACCAAGACCACCGATAACATCTCCAATAACTCCTCCGATTGCCCCAGTTACAGTTCCGATTATCTCACCGACTTTTCCAAATACAGTTCCTATAACTCCAGTAACTTTTGATATAATACCGCCTATGGCTCCTGTAACTGCTGATATTGCCTGTCCAATTCTCCCCATTACTTTTCCTATTGCTGACCCAACAGCACCAAACACACCAGATACTGCATTGTTTATTGCATCTGATATTGTACATGCAACATCAAGTATTCCGCCAACGATTCCCCCCACGAAATCCGTTATGCCACCTATTCCGCTTTTTACTCCATCAAAAACATCACTGATAGAACTTCCTATGCCACCTGTGCTATTTTGTATAAGATTTTCACTTGTTGATAGCGCAGAATCTATTGTGGATGATGCTTGATCGGATACTGTGCCTACAGTTGATACTGTATCAGAGATGTTCATAGACAGATTATTTGCCGATTCCAAAACGTTCTGAGCATCAGTCATGAATGCTTTTGCTTGTTCTGGGCTTATTGCTCCAAGTTCTAATTGAGAAGAAACTTCTTGCAATTTTTGTATTGAAGCATTTAAACCAGCAGAGGCATTTTCTGCTAATTTATTTACTTCTTGCAACTCTGTCAGTCTTGATTGTATGTTTTGTAGTTCACCAATTGTTGTCAACAATGCAAGAACACTATTTCTTTCGTGGTTTATAGATTTTCTCCACACTCCACCAGCACCAACAGAAAAAGTTGGATCATCTATAGGAGGAGATGATCTATCTGCATCTGGAACTGGAGGACCATTAAAATGGATTTTTGAGGCATTAAAAAGAGCATTACCTGTGGTTTTAAGACCAAATCCAGTCTCGTCAAATCTCATTTGATTTCCTGGTGACCAGAAATCAACACCAGAAGAACCTGAAATGTATGCTCTAACACTTGCAACGTGAAACTGAGGACAACCAATATAATGATTTCCTCCATTTTTTTCATGTACCGAACCGCCAGTTCTTATTACTCTTTTTCCTGCTATTGAGGTTTCATATGAACCACCGACAATTTCAAATATTCCACCACCAACAGCATAATTCATTTTTCCTGCAACTGCTGTTTCCTTATATCCTTTTACATCAAGATTATCAAATGGTCCATCGACACGAATATCTCTTGCACCGCCAATTTCATTTACAACACTTCCTCCAGTTACAACATGCATATGCCCAGTAACTTCAAGATTATAATCTCCATTTATAAAATGGTTGTAATTACCATTATCTTGACGTAAATTCACATCTCCTTTTTGAAGTTGGGCATTCAAATCTCCATCCTTCAATAGAATATTGCATTGTCCTCTGTTAATAACTAAATTAACATTTGCATTTTTTCCTACTTCTATATCCAAATTTACTGCTTGTTCTTTTGAATTTGGAAGTTCATCCTTATTTACTAATATCTTTAATGCCTTATCTATTGTGACATTGCAATAACCGTCAATATGAACATAATCATCTCTCAAAACACTTGTATAATTATCTCTTACTACTTTTACTACTTTATCTCCATTTGGATGATATTCTTCGAACGTTCCTGTTCTATGATGAATGGATAATCTTTCAGAACCGGCAGTATCATCTATTTCTATTAAATGACCGGATTCAGATTCATATACTTTATTGAATGGATATATTGTTGCACCAGTTTTTTCATCTGGTTTTACGTCAACCCCTTCAACTTTAGCATATGATGTTTCTGGTTCTGACCAATTTCCTGTACTCATTTTATCCCTTTAAATTATCTCTTAGTGTAGTTTCTGCTTTACCTTTAACTGTAGTTATGGGTGAATTAATTTTTTCATTTAACTTGTTTATACTTTCATCAATTTTGAAAAAATTAACTTTTTCCTGTAATGTAGAAGGACTTAATATTTTATCAAGACCATCAACAGTTTTTTCATCTATTACATTTCCTAAAGAATCAACACTTGTTTGATTTTCATAAACAGATTTTTTATTCACATTTGTTGGTTTTTCTAAAACAGATTTATATTTTGTTTTTAGTGATTCCCAGGAACTTGATTTCAAACGATTTGGAGGATATGCAAGTCCTTTATTTGTTCCTCTATTAACTCCTCTTGCATTTATAATTCCAGTAAAAAATTGTTTAGTTGGTGCATCTGCAACTGGAACAAAAGTTTCTCTTAATCCTCCAGGGAATGCATCTTTTTTTATTTTTACTATTGTTTCATCGATTCTTTGTGGATCATTTACAGCAACAACATTTGTATCTGGAGTTCCTTCTGGAAAGGAGCAAGCCCCATCTTGATATAATTCTCTAGGATTCTTTTCTGCAGAATCTGCATTTTTTATTTGAGCACCATGCGAATCACCAGATTTTACCTTTCCATCTGGATATTCTCTTTTTGTAAATTTATTTTTAGGATGCTTTTTAAGAGTAGAATCAGAACGGAAATCTCTAAAAGCATTTCCATACATTTCTTTTCTCTCTTTTATTGAATCTGGTTCTTTGTTCAATCCTGATATTGCACCAAGAATCATTGGAATTTGATAATTATTTACATCAGCCCAAAAGCCTATTACCCATGTTCCTTCAACAAGACCATTTGAAGAGAGTCCAATTCCGCTTATATTTGCAGATGTTACTGGTTGTATTGGAGTAGCCCAAGGAAGAGAGTCAGTAGGCATGACATTTTTATCTTCATGATGATAACCAAAAACTCTTACTTTTACTCTTCCGAGTTGCAATGGATCACTTCTGCTTTCAACTACACCATAAAACCAAGCGAATCCATCTTTACCTAAAAATGCACTCATTGTAGTTTTTCCGATTCTTTTCTTAATGTCAAAGTTGTTCTTAAATCTGGTCCTTTAACAGTACTATTCAGGAAGAAAGTTTGCTTAAGATTTGTTATCAAGAACAACCCAGTAAAGTATTTATCTCTTTTTCCATCAGAATATCGATCTCTAGAATCTATTTGTGCTCTTGAGAAATAAACCATATTTCCTAAATTAAATAAAGACAATCCTTTCATTTCTACAGTCAACCCTAATTGATCTATTGATTGAAATTGACTATTTCTAATTTGAGCTATTTCATGTATGTAATTTACAGGAGTTTCTTCATTTTTTGGTTGAACACAACCACCTGTTAGTTTTCTGTCACTTCTTGGTCCAGATGTTTTTTTAAACCCTTTTCCTGTATTCTTATACAAATATGTGCATCTTGGATAATAAGATACGTTATTTTCTGGATAATCATATATTTGATTCAATACTAATGCTTTTGGTCCGGATACTATTTTTTTATCATATCCTTCTGGGTGTGTCATTTCAGAGAATTTTTCATCATAAGAAAATGTTGTACTAGAATAAGTTTTTGAAGTAATATCAAATTGAAGAGCCAAAGAGGAATACATTCCAGATAATGCATTTCCTAATGGAGATATTGATTTACCAATATGTCTTTTTGCATTAAGACTATTTTTATCATAAACACCCTTTGACGTTTCATTTACATTTATGTTTGTTATTTTTATACCGAATTCATCATCTTGTTCAGTCAAAGGCAAGGATTCCAACATACTACCTACAGATTTAAAATAAAAGAAATGATTTAAACTTTCATAAAAAACATAATTTACATCATTTTTATTTTTTTCTCTTTGAGCAAATTTAGTTAACCACATTATGGCATCTGCGGGGTTTAAACTTGGTATTGTTATTTTATAATTTTTATCTGTTGGTTCTATTTCACCAAAAACAAAACCATATTCATCTCCAATTTGCTTTACTATTTCAGATATTTTTCCTGTATATGTTTTGCGTACTTTTCTAAACTCATTTTCTATCATTTTCTTTGAGCAAAAGTAAAATGTTGATATTTCGTTTGGATTTGTTTGTCCTGGAATGTTTTCAAGTATAGTATTATCAACTTTATAAATGCAAAAATCCTTTATAGCCAATCTCGATTTGTCTATGAAAAGAACTATGGAGAAATCAATTTCTTCTCCTTGTCCGAAAACACCACTTCCTATTTTTCTTAATCTTGTTGAAGATACATCATGTACAACCATTTTTCCTGTAACAAATGGTTCGTATATACTTTGAAATACTTCTACTAATCTTACTTGACCACTAATATCAACTTCTTCTTTTTTGGAATCTGATACTGGTATTTTAAGTAGAATAGAATCAAATGAAGCTACTGTATTTCCAAGAGGAGAAAAAGTCATAATATATCTCTTAAGTTAATTTTTTGTCTTTAAAATCTTTTCTTATTCTTTGCATCATTTTTAATG